TATTTGCAGACGAAGCAAGGACACAATTCCGGAATGTCATGGAGATATTCCAGGACATAGCCTCAAGATGGGGAACTCTAAGTGCAGAAATCCAGGACGGCTTTGTCAAGGCTGCCGATGACGCAGGACTATATAACGAAGAATTGGCAAATGCAATCGGCGTGCAGCAGCAATGGAATGACTTGCAGCAGAGGGACATTTCTCAGGCCGCCGCCGGTGTTTACAGACGGAATTATTTTATTGCTATGATTGAAAGGCTGGCTCAGGCTCAGGGAGTTCTCAACAATATGATGGACGCAGCGGGATATTCCATGCGTGAGAATGAACGCACAATGGACACGTTGGAAAAGAAGTACAATTCCCTGAAAGCCGCCGCACAGCAATTGGCAGTAGCTTTGGGCGATGCAGGGTTGCTTGATATACTCAAAGGATTAACCGATACCACAACGGATATGGCCAGAGCATTTTCTAAATGGGACGATAATGCAAAAGCATTGGTTTTAACCGCATTAGAGCTTTTGGCTGCTTTTAAGGCTCTTCAAGCTGTATTGGCATTATTTACCACAAAAGGATTAAAAACTCTTATAGGAGCAGGGGCCGCTTTATTTGGATTACCTCCCGTTATTGGACAAATAACTGCTGGCGTGATTGCACTGACAGGTGCAATAGGTTTATATGCTTATAATTCAAAAAAGACATATGAGCAAACGCTACAAGATGCCTTAAGTGCCGTTAATGCCAAGAAAAAAGAAATTGAACAGACAGATAAGGAAATCGAAGAAACCAAAAAACTTCTTAATAGCTATGAAGAATTGCATAGCAAAACAGGCGAAAACAGCGAAGTTAAGGGCCAATTGCTTGAAATACAAAAGCAGCTTGCCTCGATATATCCGGAATATGTGGACGCCCTCGACGAAGAAGGAAATAAGCTTGTAACCAATATTCCACTTCTTCGTGAAACGATAGCATTAAAGCAACAGGATCTTGAGCTTGAACGGCAGAAAATGCTTAAGGAAGCTCAGACAACTTTGCCACAGCTTGAAGCCGAAAAAAGGCGATTAGAAGCGCAAATTGCCGCAAACAGAGAAACGTTGGCAAAAGGCGATACGCAAACGACGATAAACGCCCGTGGGCAGACATATATGATTGATACAAGACAGCAGTTGATTAAATTGAATGAAACGCTGATGTCGCAATTATCCGCAGTTGTAGAGAAAATTTATCAATATAAACAAATCGTCGGATTAACAATTGCAGAGGAGCAAGATATATTAAGAAAACATATACAAGGAATGGCCGGGATAACTGCTACGGGAACGTCAACCGGAGGCACGGATACGGGAGGCACCGGAACCGGCACCGGCGGTGCAGGCACAAACGAAGCCCTGCAAAACGCCCTTAGAATCCTTGAACACAAAAAACGCATGGATGAGATTTCCATTCAGGAAGAAATCGCATACCTTCGCAAAGTGGAGCAGCTTTACGTCCGTAATGCCGAAGAACGGATGGACATCGAGGAAAGGATATACAATGCGGAAAAGCGGCTCAAAGATAAGCGTTTGCAGGATTCAATCAACTGGATAAATGAAAAGAAGGCTTTGGACCAGCTTTCGGCAGAGGAAGAAATTGCCGCATGGGAGCGGGTGTTGAAAAATCAGAAAAACAATATAGAAGCAGTAAAAGAAGCAACTATAAACCTGCATAAGCTCAGAAAGCAGCTTGCCGAAGATATTTATTCAAGCGAAGAAACCAGAATCCAGCATCTGGCTAGACTCGGCCTTTATACTGTTCAGCAGCAAATCGACGCATATAAGCAATTATATTCCACCAAAGCTGCTTCTGTTGAGGATGAATATAGACGGACAGAGAAATTGTTTGATTTATATAAAGACCTTTTGAGAGAACAGCAACAAGCCATAAAAGACGCATACGATGAGCGCATACAGCAAATCGAGGATGAAGCCGAAGCCAAGAAAAAGGCACAGCAAGAAATCATTGACGGAATCGAAAAAGAGCTTGACCTTCTCGACCGGCAGGAATCCGAATACAGTTATGAGCAGAAAATGGCCGACCTAAAAGAACAGCTTGCATATTGGAGTGTTCGTACCAGCGAGGAAGCACGGCAGAAGGTTGCCGATATAAACAAGCAGATTGACGAGGCCGAGCATGACCGAGAAGTTGAACTTCAAAGGCAGAAGCTTGAGGATAAAAAGAAAGCCGCCGAGGATGAAATAGATGCAATAGAAGAAGCGGCAAGAGAGGAAAGGGAGAAATTACAAAAATCATATAAGCTGATAGAAAAAGCCTTTGACGAACATAGCATTAATATGATAGCCGCTGCAGGCGCTATGGCGAAGGATATGTTTGAACAGGTGAAAGATAACTATCTTAAACCGCTTTCCGAGGCTTTGGAAGCAGGGGATTATTCAGAAATTGAAGATATTCTGGAAAGATACAACGAAACGGCATCATCCATGAGCAAAAATCAACAGATATATTCCCTTGCAAGCCAGATAGTGGATTTAAAGAGGCAGTATGAAGTATTAGGCGACAAAAGCGCAGCGACAAAGGCCACATCATTATATGATGAGCTTGAAGAATTAAGCTCAAGGGTGGCAAACAACCTGCACAGCATGAATTATGAACAGGCCAAAGAATATCTTAAGACACTTCCAAAATCCCACGAAGGTTCAAAGGTTCTATCGTATGGTGCCGCTTATCTTGCACCCGGAGAATTGATATTCCCTCCAGATTTGTCGAAAAAACTTGAATCATTGATATCGGCCCTCTATGCAAGGCCAGTGCAACAGTCACAGAGCAATGTTACGACCAGTTCTGTTGATAATCGTAAAATATTCAACGGGCCTTTGCTGAATGTAGAGAATATGCATATGGAGGATGAGGTTGATAGCGAAATATTGTCTCGTGAACTCCGCAGGGCTGTTTTAGCTCTGTAATTTTACATGAAAGAAGGTATGCTATGTATGAGATTTTTGAAAAAGCATATGCCACTGTAAAGCCTGCTATTGCCTTGTTCGGAGCGGCAATAACATATCTTATGTTTCCAAACAAAAGTTTTGTTGCATGGTGTATTGCTTTATGGGTTGCCGTAGTTTTGGACCTTTTTACCCGATGGTTTGCCATATTCATGAAGAATGGCGGCGTTATTAGGTCGATAAAAACGAAGGCGTGGAGTTCAGACGCCATGTATCATAAAACATCCGTGAAAATCGTGTCGTATCTGGTTATACAAATTCTTGCAGGGCTTTCAATGCGGTTTGTGGGATTGACTTATATCAACAATGCGGTGGCTACTGTGATTTATTCATTTTTATTCTTCCGTGAATTCGCCAGCAATATCGAGAATCTGATTGATGCGGGGGCTGACTACCTTCAGCCCCTTTTGTTTTGGGTGAAGAAGAAAGAAGATGAAGTTATCCCAAAAGGGGATGATGAAAAGAAATGAAAGGGGATGAAACGATGGATTTTAGCAAACGGCCATTGGGAGTAATTCCATCCAGGCCAGACTATAGAGACTATCGTTTAACTCAATTTGTTGACGTTGAAAAAGATTTTCCCGACTATTACTTGGTGCCACCTTATGAAAAAGAAGAAGACATTCCAGTATACGACCAGGGATATACCAGTATGTGCGTTGCATTTACAGGTGCGGCAATCACCGAGCAGCAGGAATATCTTGAAACAGGCAATTTTAGACGTGTTTCTCCAGGCTGGATTTACGGCAATCGTGACACGGGAATGTACATGGGCGAGGGCATGGAGCCAAGAGAAGCGTGGGCGCAGCTTTGCGAGGACGGGGTATGCGAATATGACAGTCTGCCAGTAATAGGCACTTTTTCCGAATGTTACGAAGCCGTTCTCAAAAATAAAGACAAATTGTTAAAGCAAGCCTCTAACTATAAAAAGAAATCCTATGTAGCAATTAGCCAGGATGCCGATGAGATAAGAACTGCTATAATGAAGTGCGGCGCTATAAATGTATGCATAGGAGTTTATTCTGATTTTGATAATGTCGGTTCAGACGGATATCTTACATCGTATACAAGCGGCAGTCTCAGGGGCTATCATTCGCTTACTTGCGTGGGATTTTTTACGAAGAATAATAAAGTATATCTCATTATTTTAAACTCATGGGGCAAAGAATGGGGAAAGAACGGCCTGTGCTATATGCCGTATAACTATAGGGGCATACAGGAAATCTGGGCTATAACCGACTTGCAAAAGCGGATTATAGAAGCGACCATAGCTCCGCAGATTGTATCGCCGGGATATTTCGTCATTCCCTTCCGTGGTATGTTTGAGGCTGAACATGCCGAATCAATCAACTGGTGGAGAAACAACAACGGAAAGATAGAGGCCGAAGCAATTCTTCCAGCAATCGGCAGGCGCAAAATTCATGTGGTGGAAGGCAACAAGGATATCGAAATAGAGCTTCTGGAATAAAGAAGGTGTAAGACAATGAGCATAGATAAGTATTTAACTTTAGACCTTACCAAGCCATCGGATGTGAATTATGTTGTTTTGAACAAATTCCTCAAAGGTACTCCGATGGCAGGCTTGGGTTCGGCTTTTATGGAGGCCGAAAGGGAATATGGTGTGAGTGCTCATTATCTTTGCGCACATGCAGTGCACGAATCTAACTGGGGCAAGAGCAGAATTGCGCAGAATAAGAAAAACCTTTTCGGATTCGGCGCATACGACAGCGACCCGTATAACAGCGCATATACTTTTGATTCTTTCGAGGACTGCATTTTGTATGTGGCGAAGTATGTTGCCAAAAATTATCTTTCTTCTACAGGCAAATATTACAATGGCCCGACTCTTACCGGCATGAATGTGAAATATGCAACGGACAAGAATTGGGCCAAGAAAATCGCCAAATACATGGTGCAAATCGAGGAGGTGTTGAACAATATGGCGAAGGATTACGAGGGTCACTGGGCGGAGGCGGCCATAAAAAAAGTTATTGCTGATGGACTTATGAGTGGCTATAAAGATGGTAGCTTCAAACCGGACAGAAATGTTACAAGAGCGGAGTTGGCATCGACATTGGTGAGATTGATTGAGAAGCTGAAATAAAAAATTTTTTAGGAGAGTGATTTTTCGTGAAGGAAATCCTAATTCAGAATTGGTTTGTAATCCTTGTAGTGGCGGCTTTTGTGGCTTATGTCATACATCTTATTCTCACCAAACAGTGGACGAAACTCCGGATGCAGGCTTATGCTCTCATGCTGTCGGCAGAAAAGATATATGCCGACGCATACGGGACTGGGAAATTCAATGCTGTATTCCAAAAAATGTATTATACCGTTATCCCTGCATGGCTCAGGGTGTTCATTACCGAGGATATGTTTAGAAAGGAATTGCAAGAATGGTATAATCTGGCGAAAGACATGCTGGATGATGGCAAGGTGAATGATTCAGTGAAATAAACTGTATCGGCAGAAAGCCGTTCCTTTTGGGACGGCTTTTCTATTTCGTATGATTTGGGGTGATGGCATGGACCTGAAAAGTTTTCTTAACCTGCTTTTGAAAAATACGCCTTTTGCCGTTGTCGGCAGGGGCGATGTCAACGTATCCGTTAATGCTGGTATGGGTGTTGTTGAATCCGCAAAGTGGCGGCCAAAGTGGAAGATTGAGAAGTACGACGCACACGGCAGGCTGTATGCCGTGGAGGAATTTGCAGGAAATATGCTTCTTGCCGAAGGCATAACGGAGATGTGGAAGCTGATAGCAGGTGCATCTTCGGCGCATTTTGACAGTGCCAATTCCTACATTGGCGTAGGCAACGGGACAACAGCTGCTACGGCTTCTCAAACCGGCTTGCAGGGTTCAAGCAAGCTGTATAAGCCTATGGACCCGACATATCCACAGATAAGCAATCAGACAATCACTTTCAGGGCAACATTTGGCTCAAACGAAGCGGCTTTCGAGTGGCAGGAATTTACTGTAGCGAACGGCAATAGTGATAGTGCGGTCAATCTATGCCGCAAAGTGGAAAATCATGGCGTGAAATCGTCTACGGATACTTGGTGCCTAAGCCTACAAATTACATTAGTATAATTATGAGGGCTTGATTATGTATAGATGTAAAAAAGTTTATGAAAATCAAAATGATATACTTCAACTTTACAAAAACGGCCTTTCAACAAATGAAATTGCAAAGAAATACGACTGTAGCGTTGCTCCAATTATAAAAATACTTAAAGAACATAATGCACTTAGAACATTAGAAGAAAGAAATAAATTGGCAGCCGTAAAAAGAACTGGCAAGTCAAGACCATCATTGCGTAAGCAAAATTTTTCCGATGAAAAAGTGATTGAACTTTATAAGAGTGGACTTTCATCTTATGAGATAGGCAAAATTGTTGGGCTATCATACTCTGGTGTAGATAAAATTTTAAAGAAACACGGCGTACCAAAAAGAACTATTAAAGAAGCGATAAATATAAAAATTAAAAAAGGTACTTTTGTCACTCCGTGGAAGCCAATGGAACAACATTGCAATTGGAAAGGTGGAAGAATCGAAGATGCACGTAGTGGATACGTAAGGGTTAAAGCGCCGTGGCATCCAAGGGCAAATTCAAAAGGGTATGTCTTCGAACATATTCTTGTTTGTGAACAAAAGATAGGCAGATTTCTTGAACCTGGCGAGGTTGTCCATCATATTAATGGAATCCGCAATGATAATAGACCTGAAAATCTTATAAATCTCCCAGAAAGACAACATGCCAAAATATCTGGGAAACAAGCGGCAAAAACTCCAAAGCTTAAAGACATATTGCAACAGAAAATTCGTGAACTTGAACAAGAAATCAGCGAACTTAAAAATAAACTAAACTCAGCTAATGAGACGAGTAAATCTAATTGCTCGTCTTAATTATTAAAGGGTGGTGACATCTTATGAAGACAAACTGGCAGGACCCACAGACTTCTGAAATCCGCTCTACGCATATTTCCGGCCTGCAGGAAGCTATTGGCAAAATTGAGGACATTCTTGATGTGCAGTTAGAGGCTGAAACCAATGTGCCTTTAACTGAAGTATATATATCAGAAACTGACAGATACCGCATTTATCAAGCTCCCGAAGGAAAGCGCAACTGGGCGGCTTCTCCTGCTCCTGTGATAAAAAAGAACGGTGTGCAAATTACAAGTGGTTTTACGATAGATTATGGCGGTGGTGCGATAATTTTAAGCCCGTCTGCAACCGCAACGGATGTTTTTACGGCGGATGTTTACAGGACTAAGACAGATGGGAACAAACTTGCTACGCATTTGGCCGATAATGTGACTCAAAAGACAGTACATGGATTATTAATCCAAAAGGGAACATGGGCACCTGTTTTCAAAGGTTCTGTAACACCAGGAAACACAATTTATGTTTATAACGCGGGAAAATATACTAAAATTGATAATGTAGTTATAATTCAAGCTCGTATAGCTGTGGCTACAAAAGATACCGCTATGGCAGGAGAATTGTATATAGACGGTCTGCCGTTTGTCTGTGCTGCGAATTATCCCGCAGGGATAGCGATTGCCAGGTTTATAAAATTTGACATGCCAACTGGTTTTGATGTTCTTACTGGAAAAATAATACAAGGTACTGGCAACATATATTTATTCGCAGGTGGAGACAATCAAACATCATCGAGTGCTGTAGATGTCAGTGCGTTACAAAATGGTTCTACGCTTGACTTTTCAGCAACATATCTAACTGATTAGGAGGGATTAATGTGGAAGTTATAAAAACAAAATCAATTAATATTCGTGAGGATGGGCAAATTGAGTTAATTGCGATAGTAAAATATGATGACGGATATATAGATTATAACTTTGCGAGGGCTATTCAACCAGGGGATAACCAAGCTGTAGAAACTTATATAGGTAATACAACATTTAAGCAACTAATTTACAATTATTGGACTCCAGAAATAATATCAGCTTGGCAACAAAAGGTAAATGCACAGTAGACTTATTATATGTAACACCCCTCTCCGAAAGGAGGTCTTTTTTATGGCAAATTATAATTCAGGCGTCCTATACAACGCAGGCGTGAAAGGCGGCGGGGCAAACTACAACTCCGCCGCTTATTACATTATCGAAGTCTCCGACGCGGCACTGGGGCAGGAACTTATTTCCATCCTTGCAAGCATGTCTGTATCGGATTCGGGTTCAGGTGTTGATTCTATCAGCGATTTGAGCCAATTCCCTGCCGATGCGTATTTTGTCATGACATGCGAAGGCGATTTGAATCCTTTGGGTGTAATTGTCCTTCGTGACAGCAGACATGAGCTTATGCCGCAAACAAGGGATATGACTGAAGAAATACCCGGCAGGCATGGCGAGATTGACTTCGGGAGTGAATTCAAGGCGAGGGCCATTGAACTGCACGTTGCTACACCGGACGGCCTTACTACCCTGCAAAAGGAGCAGTTGAAACGCACGATAGCGAAGTATCTCAATCCGGTTTCAGGAACAAAGAAACTGGTATTTCTTGACGACATCGACGTGCAGTATGAGGTTAAGTATGCGGGCAAAATCGACCTGACAAAATATGCCGACTGGATGGAGTTTACCATACCTTTTAAGATGTGCCAGCCGTTCATCGAAAGCAGAGAACAGCATATACAGACGGGTGCAGGAGTTATCGTCAATTCTGGCACTTTTGAGACGCCGATATTAATTGAGATTCCGGGGCCTGCGAATAATCCGACAGTTTCCATTGGTACTTCGATTATCTCATATATCGGCACTATTGCCTCAGGCCAAACGCTGGTAATTGATACCGGCGCACAGACCGCAAAAATAGGCTCAAGCAATATGATAGCCAATGTTTCAGGCGCCATCGACTATATGTTGCAACCAGGAATAAGCGCATCGGTTGTTCCTTCCATTTCAACAACAAGGATAAAGTGGAGAGATAGGTGGCTATAGGGAGTTGATACAATGCAGATACCTAAATATATTGAAATAAAAACGGCAGACGGCAAAATATCTGCTTTTTTATCTCCAAAAGCAGATGGATTAAAAGATGTATATGTGGATTGCAGGCTTAACGGCGAATCCACGCTGGAATTCCAGCTTCCGGCCACATCCGAAAAGCTAGCGGAGCTTACGCCGGAGTGCCAGATTTGGGCTGGCGGCAGGGTTTATTCCCTGCTCAAGGACGATGCTATTGACATAGTCCGGGATGAAAATAACAAGCTCTGGGCAAAGGTAATGGCGGTTGAGCGATGGATGGACCTTGATTACCAATTCCCGGAGCCTTACATCTGCAATGACCCCACTATCACCAATCCTGCCGACCTTACGGTAATAATTGTTGGCGGCGGTACCGATTTATCCGGTGGAAGATATGCGGTAGGGACTGCCGGTCATGCGCTTTATGCGGTTTTAAACGGTTCGGGATGGTCTGTAGGGACTGTAGACGTGCCCGGAATTCATGATTTAGAGATGGAGAAGGCAAGCAGGCTTGAGCTTATAAAACAGATTCAGGAAATATGGGGCGGGTATCTTGTATGGGATTCCATAAACAAGACGGTTAGCCTTCGTTCGGGCGATATATGGCAGCCTTATAACGGCTTTCAGATACGGTATAAGAAAAACCTTAAGCATATTACAAGGACGCAGTCGAATAAAATCTATACAAAGATATATCCTTTCGGGCATGATAATTTGGATATCGCTTCCGTCAACGGCGGCATGAAGTATATCACCAATTACAGCTATACCTCCCGGACGTATGTGGGGATATACAAAAATCAGGATATTTACGATGCTCAGGAGTTAAAGGATAAGGCAACCGCAGAATTGGCATTGAACTGTCGGCCAAGATATAACTATAAGGTGAAGATTGCCGACCTGCGCACTTTGCCGGAATATAATCATGAGGATTTTACAGTAGGCGATATGGCGGATGTGATTGACCCTGATGTATCTCCCGATTCTCCCCGGCCAAGGATTCTGCGGCACAGGTATAATCTTTTCCAACCTTGGAACTGTGAAATTGAATTGGGCGACCCGGAGGAAAGGCTTATTGAGGATTTGAAGGCTTCTTTTGATACGAGTGATTTTGTGGGGAGTGTGTTTAATTCCATTGGAAAATTAAGTGGCCAAAGCATAGAAAATTTGACTATAACAACGGAAAAGATTGCCAACTTGGCTATTACGGCAGACAAAATAGTGAAAGGAACGATTACAAGCAATGAGATAGCAGACCTCACAATTACGGCAGATAAGATTGCCAATGCAACTATTACAGGTAGTAAGATAGCCAGTCTGACCATTACCAATAGCAATATTGCCAATCTTACCATAACTGGCGGAAAGATAGCTAATGCCACGATTACTGATGCAAAAATAGTGAGTTTGTCGGCAGATAAAATTACGGCAGGAACCATAAAGGCTACTATAAGCATAGAAGGCCCTATCATTACGGGCGGCACTATAAACGGCGGCACTATAAACGGTGTTATTATAAATGGTGGCACTATCACAGGCAGTTTGATAAGAACCGATGTGCCCGGGTATGATAGAATAGAAATGGATAATTGGTGGTTCGCTTGTAAAGACAGTAGCGATAGATTCCATGGGGCACTAATAGATATAGGAATGGCTAAGATTGACTTTTATTATAGAGGTGATATCAAGGGCACCATAGAAGCAACTAGCGGCACATTTGATATTTACCCTAATTCTAGTATAGATATGACTATAGGAAATAGTTATTGTATAACATATGCTTATGGTGGATGGTGCTTTAATGATGAAATTGGCTTTTTTGGCGCAATTCCCGTTTCCCAACAAACAGCGCAACGGTTGTCTTCTAGTGCTACTTTGTCAGATGTGATAATCAAAATCAACGGCATATTGGACAAATTGGGTAGTTATGGATTGTTTTACGTCTATAACTAATAAATGAAGGAGGTTCTGACTTGGAACCTCCTTTTTTATTTTGCTTCCCACTTATCAATAAACGGCAATACAATATCCTCGAATGTTTCTTTTGTGATATAAATTTTGCCATTAATAAACTCTATAGGCAATTCAAGCATTACACCGGATTTTATTAATTCTTCTTCGCTTGTAGCCCTTGGGTTATCTGATATTAACTGTCTGGCAGATTCAAGACCTTTTCTGCTATATATATTTGCCCAGGTTGGGTCGCTTTTCCCATATCCAACTGAGAATTTGTTCCCGTATAATTCCTTGCAGTATGCTTTTAAATCTTCGGCACTTATATATTCCTTCCCACCAATCGTCTCATACATCACTGTAGGTTGTTTTACTGTTGTAGCCATACCCTTCTCTCCCTTCCCCGTCTGAATTTGTATTTCCTTCTTCTCCCCCACCCATTCAAAACTTAATCCCAGTTTCGCACATATGCCTTTGAATACTGCGGCAGGAATGTAATTATATCCCTTATAGTTCAATACTGGCAGGCTATCGTCCGTAAATTCGGTTCCGTCAACGATGATTTTCGTTTCGGACTTTGTGAGGATATACTCCTGTACCGCCGCACTGACTGGGATTATGCTGAATAATAATGCACCAAGAAGAAAGCCGATAAGGAATTGTCTATATCTCTTTAGCATAATTTCCCTTCGCCTCCATTTTTGATTTTATTATATATTTGTTTGAAAAATTTGTCAAATGATTCTTGGGCTTCCAAATGGAAATTTTTTATACCCTTTTCCCAACGCCTAGCTTGCCTTTTTTAGCGGGTTTTTATTCGTTCATGACCATTTAATTCTACGAAAATAATATCGGCTATAATCCCCATTTTTGTGCGTTATAATCGAAATGGAAATTTTTGCATTGCATTATTGCCAATTTTTCGATAAGATTGAAGAAAAAAGGGGGATATTAAGATGAAAAAATGTGATTCCTGTGGCGAGATGATTGCTGATAACGCAGAGGTATGCCCACATTGTGGTCACAGAATTCCAATGAGTACAAGTTCTACGATTTTATTTTTTATTGTTATGATTCCGCTTGCCATAATAATAATGCGTATCGTTGTTAGTTGCGGAAATACATTATTTTGGCATTGAAAGGGGCTTTGCACCCCTTTTTTACTTCTTCTCCTTTTTTTCCTCTTCCATTGCCATTTTTAACTCATTTAATCTTTTTAACACAACATTCAAGGATTCCACATTGCCGAAATCCAACACCACCCGTGTATCTTTTGTTGCATATTCTTCCAGTTCTTCTCCTTTTGCACCAATTTCAAAAGATTTTCTTGAATTCCTGAATATTATGGCACTGGGCTTATCTTGTCCTTCTCTTCTGCCGATGTTGATTATCACGTTTCCGTTGCCAAAGTAAACTATTGTGTCGTTTCTTATCATTTTAAGCCTCCTTCGCCAGCAATGTGGCTTTTGCAATGGCTTCAGGTGCCGTCTCTCCATAGCCTACAAATCTTTTCCATTTATCATCCATCAATACGCACCATATTCCGTCACCATTTTTTTCTATCTCAAACATGGGAAATTTCTCGATTATTTCCCATGCCGCCGATATGTCGGTGGAATACCTTTCAGTTATAAAATATCCTAACGGCACCTTACCTATTGGTGGTATCATGGCAAAGGCTTCATCCTCGCTCATATCTGGCGGTATCAGCACATCGCCGTATTCGCAAGGTCCGTTATAATCATAGTGCGGTCCTTCTACCCTACGCCAGCCCAAAACTTTTTCTGCTACTAATATATCAAGCTCTCTGCCAGGCTTCATGCCCAGGATTTCTTCTTTTGTCATGGTCATGCCTCCTTCGCTTTATTTTGAAATATTTACTTTTATTTCTCCGCCAGGAGTATAGTGTCCATGCGTTTTCATTATTTCGGCTATCTCGCTAGCATATGATTCATCTGTATTGATTACAAGATAATTATTCATAGTTTTTTTACCGTCTTTGCGCCTGCCTTCTTCTATTCTAATTAAACAGTCAGCAAGTAAAAATCTGTAACCATCATTAAGATATTTATTCGCATCATCAATTTTAATTACAAAGTATTTGCGTTCAAATTCAATCGTATCGTTCATGCTCTTGCCTCCTTCTTATTATTTTGTAATAATTGCATTTCTTTACTCTTGCAGGAAAATAATCGTCTTCCCTATTATTCACATCTTTTCTTGCCCTGCAAACCCAATCATTATAAACCGAATTGTTCCATTCCCAATTTATTTCTTCCAGATTTGCACATGTATCGCACTTTGACATTTATTTCCTCTCCTTCCACCCTAAACAATCTTGCATGTCATCTTTGTCCCTTTTGTGGCCGTTCAACCGGCAGTAAGTTTTCGGCAGGCCGTCTTTTCCTTTTGTTTCAACACAATGCCTGCATGTTCCACAACGTTTGTCTTTTTGCTCAGTCATCCTGACCGCCTCCAATCATCTCTAATTGGTTTATAAAATCTGCCATATCATTTAAGCATCCAGCACTATAAACCGCCTGTACCGTCGGGAAGTAACAATACTGCCGCCAGGGGCCATACCATTTGACTATACCTAACACCGTCCCGCTTTTGGCGTTTTTGCACTCCCAAACTGATGTTTTGGGTGACTGTTGAGCTGCCTTTTCAAACACCAGGTATTTATATTTTGTTTTCATGCTGACTGCCTCCAATCGCTTTATCTATGGCTCGTATGGCTTCATACACAATCTTCTTGTATTTCCAATCCGGTAATAATTCTTCAGTGTATGTCGCTTGCCCCAGTGCTTCCCTTGCTTTCTTTAATGCCTCAATATCTGTCGGATTATGATAATCTTTGCCTGCATCGGTGGAGAGGGCTTCTTCAAGTATTTCTACATAGCCTTTATGCATTTGGTATGGCCCATAGTATATACTTTTTAGAGCTTCTCTCATTACTGCCGCTTGTGCTTTAAGCTGCTCATTCTCCTGTTGCAAAAATTCTATGGTATCAAGCAAACCGCCTATTGTAAGGCCGTTTTCAGGAATGTAGTCTTTTTCTTCACAGTCGGCAAACCATTTCTTTATATGTTTCAATTGTTCATTGCTTAATCTCATGTTATTCCCCCCTAAAAATAATGCTTCTTCAAAAACTCATCTTTGTCTATCAATGGGCAGTCTGCCCGTCTGCCTTCGCTTGGCGTATATACAGGCATATGATGATTCCAAGCGGATAATATATCACAAATATCGCAAATCTTATAAAATGGACATCCACCTCTACAGCTTTCCGGCATCTCCAACTCCAATATCGCTTTAGCCATCGTGTTCGCCCTCGCTTTCTTTCCAGTATAGCCTCAGCAAGTATAATCCAGTCCAACCATATGCTATAGTCTTCAGTGTATTAAACATTGGTGTTTCTGGTGTTATATTTCTTGTGTATACTATAAAGACAGTTAGACAGGTCACACTTAAAGCTAAAATAACTGCATTTAATAGTGTTTTCATCCTTCCTCGCCCTCGCTTTCCTTCAACTCCTCAAACGCCTTATTAAACTCCTGTGCATCTACCACAAGCAACAATACGCCTTCTTTGAGTTTTCCGTTTAAACTTGCTATTTGCAAATTCCTTGCTGTTTCAGGGTCTACCGTTATTTTGAGGATTCCACAGCCATTTTTTATGTCAGCTTCAAGCAAATTTTCATGTACATAGCCAAACCGCTTTATATTGCATTTTGCTAATATTTTCCTAATATCTGGCATCGTGTTCGACCTCGCTTTCCTTGTCATCTTATAATCCCGCTTACTCTCAGCAACAAATACCCGAAAAATATATTCGTCGCTATGTTCATTATTGGAGATAACGTTACGCTAATAACATAGGCTGTTGCAAAAAAACCTTCGATTTCATAGCTTCCTTTAAACATTACTCTGATAAATATAAACCACAAAAGCGGCAACGACACTAATAAGCTGACTATTACCCACGTATACATGAAAGTTATCATGCATTCTCGCCTCCCGTTGCTTTTGCAATTCTGTCGTAAAGCACTATACTACCTGCAACACTGACATTTAACGATATATTACCAGGTATTTTTACCAAGTAATGGCATCTTTCCAATGCCTTTTTACTTAATCCGTGGTCTTCTGCACCCAAAAGATAAATACATCTTTCTGGATGAACGAATGATTTTAACCATTGCGCCCTATCGTCCAGTTCAACCCCGACCAATCGGCAGTCATAAGGCATGTGATTATAGAAGTCTTCAAAGGTTGGATAATTGAATAAAGGTATATGCCTCCATGACTTTGGCGTATCAGAACATTGGCCAGTATATCGCTTGTTGATAGTGAATATATAATTAGCACCAAATATATATGCTGTGCGGAAAAGAGTGCCTATGTTTTTCTCATCCTTGCAATTTTCAATTCCTATAGCGCAATATCCTCTCATTTTCCTTCTCCCCTCTCAATTATCCTCATTACATCCTCATACACCTTTACCGTAATCCTTGATGTAATTGCTAATCGCCTTATGCCTTCCTTCCGTTGGACCTGTGCCTGATGTTTGCTTAAATATTCCTTTTCCTTAGCAAGCTGCGAAAGTATTTCAGCCCATGTCTTTTTCTCCCAGTAGAATAGTTTTAATATCTTTTGCTGCAATGGTGTCAGGCCATCGAAGGCTATTTTGAGCTTTATATCTACCAAAAATAGCAGCATTATTTCTTTTTTGACTTCTTCGCTTGTGTCTAGCAGTTCGTGTTCTATTGTTTTTGCATAGCTCATGGCAATTCTTTCTGTCGGGCTTGAGTTTGTATGCGGATGCGGCAGGTCGTCCAATACTTTGTTGCCGATTGCCAGGCTGTATATCCATTCGTCAATATTCTCGTTTTTTACCGCTTCGATTAATTTGGTTTCGATTGCTGAGTTTTCTTTTATTCGCTCAAGCATGGGCCAGACTTCAAACAGTTTCTCGGCTTCTTGATAGGATATGTAGTTCAACCAATTACCCCCTTTGCTCAGGAATTGATTTTTTGTTCTGTCACTTTCCCCAAATATTCGTATAGTCTTTTTGCTTCGTCTTTTGTAAGTATTATTTCTTGATATAAATACATGCCCTTTCTTAATATTGTCCACGCTATCTTAAGTCGCTTTAATATTTCTTCTAAAAAGCTTTTCTGTTCGGCATACCATGTATCAATCCAGAATGAAAGATATATCTCGTCATCAAAATGTTCCACGGTTATCCCTTCGCTACCGCACTTACATTCCACTAGGATTTTATCTTCTTTCATTTTTTGCCCTCGCTTTCTAATTTTCTTTTGCAACATACAGGTCATAATATGTCACGCCAATCGCATAAGCTTGCCATATATCATTCTTGAATCCATAAAACCATCCCGGATTTTTCTTTGTACCCTTGCCCCTGTTCGACACGCCATAAGCAAAACGGTCTATAAGTGCCTGTATTATGTTTCCATCTTTGGCGTTCATGCTGTGGCATAGATTCATTTTCACATCTTTGCGGTATATTTTTACGACTTCATAGCCTTTTTTCACAGCCCTTTCCCAGAAACGACCTATCCACAATACGGTTTCAAAAACTTCCGCTCCTACAGGCATACCATAAGAAGCTACCATTTCTGTTGCCATGCTTTTAACGCCGATTATTTCAGCATTGTCAATAACAGGAAGCAGTTTATTGTTTTCAACTTTCCCAAACTCAATAGGCTTCAAATCTCTATCCAGTATCACATAAGCGGATTCGATGTTGCCGGGGTCTATCGCCAATATCAATCTCTCACCTTCTCAATTTAAATTTCTCCCCCTCAAAATTGCCTTTTAAAACGGCTTTATTATTTCGGGATATATTTATAACTATTTGGGAACTTTCGCCCCAATTTACCCTATTTCTGTGCGTTAGGATTGATTTTATGAGTGAGGGTTAATCAAATATTGAGAATTGCCCTTCTGGGATTTTCTCTTGCCCGTATATCCACCAGTGCATAAATTGTTCAGGAGTTTCAACATCATTCCCTTTGGCTTTTAGCATAATCTCAAATGCCCTTAAATAAGCTTTTTTGTATTGTGGGTATATTTGCAGATGGAATTCCCTTTCTCTTTCCGAAGCCATCGGGCAGGCTAAACATCCGATTCTTTTCCAGCCTTCGTCATAAAGTTTGCAATATGCTAAATTCCTGCTTCTGATAAAATCCCATACATCGCTTTCGCTCCAATCGAATATCGGATGTATATATCTTTTTGTTGTATCGGTCATGCATACTTCAACCATTCGCCTTTTAGCCCGCTTTGTGCTTTCCTGTGCCCTTATTCCTGTTATAACGAATCTGCCTGAACCCCCAACTTCTTTTATTTCTCTACAACAATACCGCATTAATCTTGTTGGCGGTGTTTTATTTTCAATGATAAGCTGAAACATTGTTTTCTTCGGCCTGTGCAGTTCAACCTCGGGATAATTTTTCTTCACGAATTCGATTACTTCCGGCGGGTCCACGCTGGTCAGGTTCATGTGTGCATCGAATTTCACTCCGGCTATTTTGGCAAGTTCGTATACTGTTTGCGAATCCTTGCCGCCGCTAAAGGCTAGATAGTAGCCTTCAGGAGGTTCGTATTCTTTTAGCCTTTCTATGGCTATTTTGACTTTATCTCGCATACCAAAAATTGTGTTTTCAATCAGCAATTAGTCCTCGCCTCCCGCTTTCAGCAAGGCTATTATGAACAGGCCGAAAAAGAAGCTCACATAAAAGCTCATGATTACCCACAGCCACATAATCAACCCTCCTTAAAACGGTGCTTCTTCGGGATATTCTTGCCCTTCTTCGGATGCGTCGCTTTTGGGCCTGTCCAGGAATTGCACTTCGTCGGCTATAATTTCTGTTACATGCCGTTTTCCGTTTTGCCCTTCGTAGCTTCTGGTCTGTATCCTGCCTGAGACTGCTACCAATCGTCCTTTACCAAGATTGTTGGCACAGGCTTCCGCTGTCTTACCGAACACTACAATGGGTATGAAGTCTGCTTCCTGTTCGCTGCCTTTTCTGTATCTATCAACTGCTATCGTAAAATTCGTAACGGCAGTTCCACCAGTTGTGTATTTAAGTTCAAGGTCTCTTGTTATGCGGCCAATGAGAAATGCTTTATTCATAATTCATCGCTCCTTTTGATTATTTTAAATGCCAAACACTCCGGTTTTTCGTCGTTCAATTTCTCCATTTCGGGCCATATGCATGATTAAGATAGCAACCTCATCCATATCTCTCTTGAGTTTTTCCGCTATATCTGCTATATGTTTCCCCTCTAGCCACATTTGTTTTGTTGTTTCGGCTTCTTCCGGTATGAAGGAGAAATCAAGGTCATCCAATGCGATTATCAATTCCGGGGGTCGGAGTTTCCATTTGTCGTTATACTGCATGTCCCTTCGCCCTCGCTCTCCTGCATAAGCTGCAGTATAACTGCCCTGCCGCTATAGGCCGAAACATTTTTTTGCACCGCTTGCAGGGTTTGGGCTTAAATTTGGTTACTACAAGCTGGCCGGGATTGTGATGTTTGTTCATGATTCATTCCTCCGCATGTATTTTTATATGCCCGGTTTCAATCAGCCTTTTGCTCAGGCATTCCCGGTAGCCGCTTTCGTTTTGCACCAGCCAATAGTCTTTGTATTCTTTCAAAACGGTAGCATTAAATTTGCGGCTTTCGTGCATGCTTTTTCTTTTATCGCTATCTATGACTTTTATTTTAATTCCAGGTAGAAGGTCTATTTTTATCTTTGGCTTTTGTTTTATCAATCATGGTCGCCTCCTCATCCATTACGGCCAGCTTCGCAAGTATCTTTACCCGTTCTTCGCCACGGGCTTCGGCATAAGCTTGCAGTAGCCGGTCACGTTCGCTCATGCGCTGCATCATTGCCCGCTTGCCTCCTTTCGTTAGGTATTGGTATTCCCCGCTCTCGCATGGCTTGTTCTACACCATTTTTGTTTTTGTTCGCTTTCCACCATGCATGGAAATTTTCTTTTGCTAATTGTGACGTGTCCATAACCTGGCTTATAACCGGTATGTAATAAGGGCTTTTTTTCTCGCATTTGCTTCCGTCATAGTTGAAAGCTTCTCCGGCCTGGCAGGTGCAACGTGCCGCATATTCGGCCTTGATGTCTCCTACCTGCTTGTGATAGAGTATCACGCCTTCGTCCATGCATATCCAACATTTAGGGATTCGAATGTTTTCTTTTTTCATTTATTCTGCTTGGCTCCTTTCACTCGCCAATCTTTTCCAGTCATTTTCACCGGCTGGCACATTTCCGTAACTCTTGATACTATTGCCTCTCCCCTCTCCCCTAGTTTTTCGGCTAGCGAATCGCCAACGAAGTTTGTTGTTATTATAATAGGCTTTTCATCTTCATATAGACGGTTTACGATTTGATACAATAGAGTATTTGTATTTTCCGATGTCTTTTCTTTACCTAAATCGTCTATGATAAGTAGGTCCACTTCTTTTGTGAGGATGTCGACTATTTCGTATTCAGTTAGTTCTGTGTTTTTCCCGTATGTAGATTTGATGAGTGATATAATATCTGTGATATTTTTGCATATAACAGTGTATAGTTTTTCTATTAATGTGTTTGCTATTGCTGATGCAAGATGTGACTTGCCCACGCCGACTGGCCCGGTGAACAGTAGCCCACGACTGATATTTGGGAATTCCTTTGCAAAATCGAAGGCTGTTTTGTATGCGGTTTTATTTTCGTCTGTGACCTTGAATGATTCAAAGGTCCTTTTTTGAAATCGCTTCCCTAATCCACTTTTTGCCAAAAGTTCCGCTATCCTATCCTGTCGCTTTTTCATCAATATTTGCTTTGCTTCTTCTTCGTTTTTGCGGATGCTGTCCCTAAGAAAATCATCTATATTCAATGCACTCACCATCCCCATTTAGATTCAGAGGCTTTATCATAATTGGTTTTAATTTCTTTTTTATCTTTATCCTTACTCAGTTTCATACCGCCCGATGTTTTCCAGTTTTGCAAAATACCTTCGACATACTTTTTAGACCGCTTTCCTTGTCTGTCTGCCTCCATCATGGCTTCTTTACACCACTCAAAGCCATACTCATCCAAGATAGCCTGTAACCAATCAGAAGTAAGTTCGTTTATTACACCTATTGTCTGTTGGTATATATTTGCAATCTCTCTGAATTCTTCATCGGAATAAGAACTACTACTATTACTACCTTCCGGTAATAGTATTTCTTTTTCTTCTTCTTTTTCTTCTTCTTTTTCTTTTTCTTTTTCTTTTTCTTCCCCATAGTCTATACATAGTCTATCGATAGAGTATCCATACCGTATACACAAATCACGAAATATCTTAAGAAATGGCTTGTTTTTAACGTTTTTAAGCTCTTTATTGACGCATGACATTACCTTTGGACTTTTTAAGGAATTGTATTTCAGCCAGTTTAGTAAAAATATCTCGTTTGTATCCATCGAATACAGTATCTTATGTCTATCGATAAACCTTTGTAACAGTATAGATACTGTATCGATAGGGTATCCTAACTCTACCGACATAAGTTTAAGTGAAATTTCATATATACCACACTGTGTAGTGTGCGGATTTGTCAACAAATACAGATAAAAGTATTTTTCTTTTATATCCCATTCAACTAGTTCCGGGTCCTGCCAAAATGAAACATGAACTTGTCTATAAACTGCCAATTTCTCCCCTCCCTTGCGGGGTCAATCAAATAAACTTATATTCGGATTATCAAAGTTCATCCATATGACTTCCTGCCTCTGGCCACCGCTAACGGCAATGGTCTCTATTACTTCCTTATCCCAGTCTTGCAGAATTCGGTCGTAAAGGTCACTCTGATAGCCTGATAGAATAACCGGACCTTTGTGCTGTTTTAGGGCTTCAAGCAGTTCTATATATTCTTCCTCTATCATTTCATTTTCATATCTTTTGCCGCCAGACCTTGTGTCGAATATATAAGGCGGGTCAGCGTAAATTAGGACTTCTGGGTAATTATATTCTTGTATTAATTCTAAGGCCGGCCTATTTTCAATTTGAGCATGTTTAAGCCTTTCTGCGGTATGAAGTATATTTTGCGGCAGTTTCTGAAATTCATTATTTTTACTTACCCTGAGTGAGCCTCGTTTAGTATTGTTCCAGCCAACTTTATGGCTAAGGTCTGTCCCATATCCTTGCCAACATTTCACCAAAAATCTTCTTGCCTTTTCCAAAGGGTCATCTATAGGCTCATAGCTTGCATAGTATTCATCCCTGGCCCAGGGAGTAAACTCTATTAGTCTGGCCAATTCTTCGGGCTGTTCACGGATTACCTGAAACAGGTTTACCACATTGCCGTCAATGTCGTTTATGGTTTCTACTTTCGACGGCTTTTTAGTGAAGAATACCGCACCGCTGCCGAAAAAAGGCTCAAGGTATGTAGTATGCGGCGGGAAATGGGATATAATCCAATCTGCTATTTTCCATTTGCTTCCGGGATATTTTAATACAGGTGCAGATTTCATGTTCTCACATCCCCTACAAAACAATATCCTCAATACTTATCTGCCCGAACTTATTCACTGCCAGTTTTTCCAAAGCCCGAAGTCTTTTAAATATCTTCACCGCTCTTGGTTTCAAGTGCTTTATAGCAATGTCGAAATCTTCTTCCGTGACTATTTTGAAATATCCGGGCCGCTCATCTACTGAACTGCCAATAGGGAAGTCGTAATCCTCTATCAAAGTTTGAATTATTCTTCTAACCTTGCGCTCGGGTATCTGCAATTTCTTCGCTAAAGAATTTGACGTGATTGCATTTTTATGCCCGTGCGGAATATTGTTTAATACCGCCATCTCTTCTGCCGTCATATAGGTCACTCCTTACTCATCATTTCGCATAATAAAGACATACATCTCTTTTCTGCCGAATTCCAAAGCATCTTCAAGGTCTTCCATGTATATATCAAGGTCATTGTCTCCTATCGCCGCTCCCCGGTCCTCCACAACAAACCACCCACCATTTTTATCCATGAATTCAGGTATGTATACTTTTGTGCCGAATGGTATACTTGGCCCTGCGGCTATGGTATGCCATTGCTTTGCCTTTGCTTGGCTTGCTGTAATTCCATATAAAGGATGTTCCGGCGTTTTACCTGTACTTTCGGGTCCCGCCGTATATGCCGTAACTTCCATTAAAACCCAATCGCCGTTGATTTCTTCTTGAACATTCTTCGTTTCGGTCATATCTGCTGTTGCTACGTCTGCCGGTGCTAGTGCCGGGGATTGGAAGGACAGGAATATAATCATGCACAAAATCAGCTTCTTCATATCAACCTCCTTCAAAAAACGGCAGGCAGGCCGGGGGAGGGATAGCCCACCTGCCGGAATTCTTATAAATATTCATCAATTATTTCCTTAATGTTACCCATTATTGCATGATGTAAATCAAAAATATCATCCACATCTAGACCGGATTCTTCCAAAGCATTCCAGATTGCGTCATCTATCTTGTTAAAAACATCTGATTTCAACTTTCTTCCTCCTTTCTGGGCCTTTCGGCCCTGCATATTATCATAGGAATGCGTAACATTATTTCATAAAAACCAACCAGTGTGTTTTGCTTCTACGGTTTCCAAAAAGCGGTTTTTGTCTAATAGCTTTTAACACTTCTGATAGTTTTATCTGTTCCTCATTCCACTTAAAAATCAATGTGCCATTAGGCTTTAGCACCCTCATACATTCTTTGAATCCTTGCGAAATATCTTCCCACCAAGTATCTGATAGCACACCATACTTTTTAGCAAGCCATGAATTCTGCCCAGCCATTTTCAAGTGTGGAGGGTCAAAAACTACAAGGTAAAATGTATTATCTGGGAAAGGCATATCCCGAAAATCAGCAACAACATCTGGTTTTATGTTGAGTATTCGCCCATCACATAAGATTGTTGTCAATTCTCGATTGTCCATGTAGATTGCATCTGGGTGTTGTTTATCAAACCACATCATCCTACTGCCGCAAGTGGCATCGAGAATCCGCTTCCCCACGGTTATCACCTTCTTTACTACATATAAAATTACATTTCCTTTCCATTATCTAACAAACAAACTATAAGTCTATTAACCAATTTTGCAGTTTGACTACATTCCCAACTTATACCGTATTGATTGCAACTCGCATGAGCAACTCTCTCCGGTGCGCCGTATCCAGTTACGGGGTAGTGGTTAAACCACACACAACCAAAACATTTTTTATCAAGTGTATTTTGCATTAATATACCTAACTCATCCTTGATATGTCGCCGCAATTCATCGTTTTTTTCTTGATGTTCGTACATTTTACTCTCCTCTATTACACATAATTTACATACTGTGCATCTTTTTGTCTGGCGGGAGCTGGCACTACTCCCGCCATTTTGGGAGATATATCCCAGTTGGCCCATATCATTCCACCTCCTTCAATAGGTCTTCTGCTGGTACCCCAAGGTATTCGGACAATTTTCGCAGGTGTTTTGGATATGGTTTCATTCGCCCCGTTTCGTATCGGCAAATGTCGGTATAGGGTACTCCAGTCCTTTCTCCTAGCTCCTTTTGGGACATATCCCTTTTCAACCTTTCGAATTTTAGCCTTATCATTTTGCATCATCCCTCCAAAAATTGGTTAATTCTGCTTGCAAAATCATTCCCCTTTTTCGCCACACTCGGGACAGTATTTATTGTTATCGTTGACGAGGTCACAGGCATTTATCGCCTCATCAACAATGCATTTAGCCTCCCATTCATAACCACATGAAGGGCATTTGAATTCGATTGTGTCGGTGTATATTCTGCCACCTCGTATCATGCCGTTAGATATATACATCACATCACCTCAATACGGATATAAGTTTAAATCCACTTCCAGACCTGCTTTCGCCGCCACTGTCTCAATGCCGGTGAGTTCTTGTATCTCCCGCACCATCCTTGCGGCGTCTGAATTGGCATCGCTCAAGTGCAGGAGTATGATTTTGCGGCACTGGCTCAGGTCGTTGGCTTTGAGGAAATCCTTCACGTGTTCAAGCGAAAAGTGACTTTCAAGTAACCGGCGTTTCATGGCTTCGTCCACGTAACCTGCGGCTATGTTGGCGTCAAGGGTTTCTTTGATGTAATTGCACTCGATACAGATGTAATTAAGACCTCGGAAACGGTATTTGCTGTAAAAGCTGTCCGTCAGATAAAGTAGCTTCTCGCCTGTTGGACGGTATTGGATGAGATAGCCTAACGGCTCTTGGCAATCATGTTCCGTGTCAAACGGGAGTATTGTAAAGTCTCTTATCCTGCTTTGAATCCCTGCACTCATCAAACAAAGCCTGTAATGCTCACCATAAACGCCTAACTCCTTTGCCGTTACTGTGCTCATATATGTATCTATTCCGGCATCCATAACATCTTTAACACTGCCTGCATGGTCAAAGGTGTTCGTGGGATATAAGGCAAGCCACTACCTCCCTTAAGTCAAAGTTCAACCCCTTTTGAATTTGTTTCCAGGGGATACCTGCTTCGATGAGCAGGATCCCCGTTGGAGTGGAAAGGAGATAGCAATTCCCCTTGCTACCAGAGGCAAGCACTTTGAGTTTCATCAATACCCCGGCCCTTCATCTAAACTCATCTGCCCTGCTACTTCTATCTTCGCCTTGCTTTTCTCCGACTTTTGCTCCGGTTCCGGCTCTGGCTCAGGTTCTGGTATATCTTCCGGGTCCACTTCTTCCACTTCCTCGATATCGATTACCTGTTTATTAGCGTTTTGTTCAATCTCTGCCTCCGCCTCAGCCTCAGCAATTTCCGTATCGGCCTGCTTTGCAAATCTCGCCATGATGTTTGCGTCGTCGGAAGAATTGATAACATACTTACACACCTTGTTAATGGCCGTTTTCTCGCACATATCGGCAGTAAACTTTTCGTGAGTGCTGCCGGGCTTGATATTCCCTTTTTCATCCACCGGTTTCATATGCGACTGTTTCCATGCCTGCTTAATTTGCTCTAAAGTCATTACCGTGGAAACTTCCCTGCCGTCTCTGTAAACAATCGTTGCATATGCCCCGATTATTTTATTTTTGTCGATGTTTTGGAGCTTCTGAACGTGCTTTGTCACAACTTCTTTGCCGTGACGAATTTCATACTCGAATTCGTCACCTTCGTAAACCGTTTTTGCGTAAATATCGACGATATTCGGGTCCACGCTTTTTGCAACATGCATACTGCCAAAATAGGACCTTTGGCAGACAAGTTTTTTGCCGTAGGCTATGAAGTAGCACTGTTTCTTGTCGGGGTTAAGCGACTGAATAACCATACTTAAAAGGCTGTTCATTATGCTTGCCTTTGTACATGTTTCTAAAACCGGCTTACCGTCTCTATCAACCGTTTCCTGCAGCATCAACCACGCTGATTTGAGAGCATTTTCAGGGCTATAGTTTGCAGGGAAATAAAGCTCGCCTTTGTTCTGGAATTCCTTTACCTTCGCTGTTACGACATCTATGGTCTCGCTTTTGATTAATGCCAGATTACTTGTCGGTTTCTGGTTATTTGCCATTTACATCATCCTTCCTAAAAATTTATTTAAAAATTTAACAATCTCTTTAACTTCTGATTTCACATGCCAGCTTGATACTTGAACAGGATTGCCATTGTCATCATCGAATTTATGCCTAATGGTTATTTGGTCGTCTACAATGCAAATGTCCAAACCCATTCTGCATTTCAAAGTTACCCATTCATCGGGGTAATTCAGTGCTTGTGTCATTTGAATCATCCTCCTTATTCTTTTTCATACATTCTTTGCAAAGGTTAAAGTCACTGAAATACGGCCAGAAATGGTCTTTTTGGTCTCCTGGTTCAAGGTGCTTGCCACATTTGGAACAAAGCAGTTCGTCATCATATTCTTTTTCCCAAAAATCAATCTATTCTCGGGTAAGTGTATCGGGTGAACTGATATGGATAACGGTGTCGTTTACTTTAACAAAGCCACCCATTTACTTATCCTCCCTTGTTAATCTTCTTTAATTTTGTCCTCTAAATATTCAGCAACCTTTTGTTTTTCATAATTAGATAATTTTTTGTTAACATGCAACTTAAGTGTTACAGTAATATATTTGTCCTCAGGAATATCTGAAGAATAATTTGAATTTCTTATATAGAGCACACATCCAGGGAATATATGAATTTCTTTATCATTAACGGTTAATCTCATTCTTCCAACACCACCCGCAATGTTTTATCCGGCTCGCTCTTTACAAGGTTTATAACCTGGCTATTGGTTTCAATTATCCTGCTAACACTCTCACGGAAGTCTATAAAGATTGGGGCTGTGACGTTGTAGTAACTGCATAGCGAATTGATAATGTCGATTCCGGCATTAATCTTCCCCGCATGGTTCGCATCATCAAACGGTACATATACGCCATTAGTATTGACCAGTGCTTGGCATGTTTCCGCTATGCCGCCATTTAGTTGCATTTCAAACAATTTAAACTTGACATACTTGAAACGGCTGTTTATCTTGTCCTCAAGCAAATTCACTTTAGCTACGGTGAATTGCTCACATAGGTATTTATGCCCTTCTAACTCTACAACCTGCTGTGCAAGCCGTTTTTCTTCGGCTTTGAGTTCTTCTATGCGCTTCTTTGTGTTTGCGGCTACCGTTCTATTGTTCAGGATTCGATTGCACCCATCAATCTTGCTCTGAATCTCCCGCTTGCGTTGCAATAATGCACTGGTTTTATCCTCTACCGGCTGTGAAATTCCGGCCTCCAATACCTCAATCTGCTTCTGCAAGCGGTTGTATTCTTCATCGCTGTTGTAGTCCGGTTCTTGCATAGGTTTAGCAAGTTCTATGTCGATTTCTGAAAGCCTGATAATAACTTCCTCATATTCTTTTTTGCGTGCTTCAAGCTCCCATTGCATTTTTTGTATTTGAGATTGTGCAAGTTCTATGCTTTCCTTTACTGAAAGGCCATTAATTTTATTGTTCTTAAGTTTTCCGTCAACTATAATCAATTGAGAATTTTTATTAGCCTCAAAACTCGCACGCATTTTTTCAATTTCCTTCTCTTTTGCTTCTTCAGGGAGCTTCTGACCGCATGTCGGGCAAATAAATTCATTTTCCTTCGGTTCTGTGAATTCTTGTGCAAGGATATTGGACCTTTCTTGCGTAAGTGCTCTCCATTCATCCAGCAGTTTTGCACGCAAATCCATATTGTTTTTTATACCTGCTTGTATACGTGCGATATTTGCTTCTAAATCATTTATGCTTGTTTCAAGCAGATATTTGTGTGACGTTAGGGCCGATTTCTCATCAACAAGCTTCTTTCTATCCGCTCCGGCTTCGGCATCGAGTCTGGCTTTTATATCCACCAGCTTATTTTTTAACTGCAATAATTTTTGCTGTTTTTTGCTGAATTCTGTAGCAATTATTGACGCATCTGTAAGCCCTAATTCAATGGCTTCAAGTTCATTCTTATACTGTTTTAATTCCGCTTCCACCGCCGAATAATCCGTATTCTCCTGTGGTAGCGAAAGAGTAAGTTCATCAATCCGGGGTGGAATGTCGGCCCTTTCTTTTTCCAGCCGCTTAATTCTCTCGGCAAGTATTTTCTTGTATTCCTCGATTGTTTTACCCTGAAGAATCTCCGTCAGTTTTGATAATCTGGCATCCGACGCAATGACCTGCTCGTCTGACATATCTCCGCACATCTCAAGCAATATCTTGCGCCGGTCCTGCCATGACAGACGGGTGTTAAAATACATGGGATTGGTAATCATGCGAAATATGCCTTCGTTGATGAGTTCATTTATGCGCTGCTTGTATTCGCTCTCCTTTACTGGCACGTCATCCCACCAGTAGGAAATGGTGTTGCCGGTAAGTTCGGCTTCGGCACTTCCCCTCTTCTTCGTCCATTTTTCTTCCAACATCTTGCGAAGTTTTAGCGATTTGCCGTCAACCGAAAGTTCGGCTTCGACTTCGGTTTGCAGGTGGTGAATGTCGTTACCGTATTCGTCTTGAGGTTTGACTTTGAATGATGTGCGGTCGGTACTGTCTTTGTTGAAAAGTAGCCAAAGGAAAGAATCGGCAAGGGTGGTCTTTCCAACGCCATTGTCCGCATACACATTGGCATTTCTGCCGTCAATTTTTAGGGTAAAATCCTTAATTCCCTTGAAATTTTTGAGCTTTAACCAATTTAGTTTTATATCCATTTTTCGCTTTTTCGCCTCCTGCTTTACCTTTTTAAATCATTTACATTGCCAATTCTGCTTGAACTTCATCTATAGCGTCAAAGACTTTTTTAAACTGTAATAACCTCTGATATTTTTGTTTAAAAGCCAATAATTCTTTAAGTGCGGTCTGCAATATTTGTTCTTGATAATCTGGTTCTGACATAGCTTTATTGATAGAAATATATTTTGGTCTTTCTTCATCCTCATTTACTACACTGACAAATGCCCTTACAGGTACGATATCCTTTTCAACTTCATCTACTTTGACGACTACAATATTCCTTATAATCTCTTTCGCCTGTATTTCCCTGTATTTTCCCGCTGCATCTGCATCATTCCAGTTAAAACAATTATGTAATACTGCTTCCTCTGGTCTGGATTCTTCCACGACTGCTGATGGCAAAATCCCGTTATATTTGCTCTGAATTCGTTCCAATTCTTTTCCTGCTGTTTGCGCATCTACGGGAAAACGGTTTTGTTTCCATTTGTAAATCAATGATATACACCTCCTTTTTTTATGCTTGCCATGCCCTGCCTTGCCGTGCCATGCCCGGCCGTGCCATGCCCGGCCATACCAGGCCTTGCCTCGCCTGCCCTGCCATACCGAACCTAACCCAACATCACCCCGCCTACCACAACTGGCCTTGCCTGCCCTGCCCAACCTCGCCCTACTGCGCCTCACCTTGCCTAACCTGGACCGGCCTCACCATGCCTGCCTTGTCAAATTTATTTCACATGATACATTCCATAACTACCGCCTTTTTCTGGTCGCCATTCACCAATGCCGCAAGCGAAACCGCCAAGGTTAAAAAGATTAATAATTTGCTCTGCACTGAAAACACTTGCATTGTATTTTACTGTGAATGTAGCTTCCCACTCCTTAAACTCGCCACGATAGCGAATGTCTGCCGTCCCCATGCCAATGCGAACCATATCTTCACGCATTTGAGGAATACCATTAATTTCAACAAATTCACCGTCAATATGAAACGCTCCATTGCTTGTTACCTTGTCCTTAGTTACTCCTGCTCTATATCCAGCCGATACTGCCGATGCCTTAAATGCAATCGCAGGAAATCCGAATCTTGCCCCTTCTTTAATAGCCTGCTCAAAAGCTTCTTCTGTATATTCTTTTGGTTTGCCAGATAACCAATAAAGACTTTCAATAAAATCTCGCATTGGAATTTTTGGCTCTTTCCCCGATTTTGCTTTTTGCGTCTGTTTATCAAAAATCTGTTTTTTTGATTTTTCGTCAAATCTATGGACTATTAGAGGACTATCGCCAACTAATGTAATTTGAAACTTTTTAATATTTATTGCAGGAATAACAATTATTTGCTCTGATGCTTTAGCGTTATTAGCCATTACTTTCCCGCCTCCCCATTCTTCATCAGAGAATCAATAAGTTTTTGGCTTTCCTGCTTGAATAAATATTCTTCAAGTTCGGGAAACATTTCAAAGTTTCTTTTGGGAAGGCTTTTTAGGGTATATTCTTCTATCTTTTCAAAATCAGCTACAGTTCCATTCATGCCATATTTGTGGATAAATTTACGATAAGCCTCAATAAGCTCATTAAAATCCTGTTGGACTTTGCTTCTGATTTTCCACTCTAATTCTCTTGTCAAAATCTCATCAAAACTGGTCATCTGTTTTGCCTCCTTTTTTTATTCGGTTATTGATTGCATTGCCTGATTATATAGATAAAACATATTTTTCGTCTTAATCCGTATAAATCACAACCTCAAACGTCTTATCCGGCCTTATTACGCTTTTGCCGCCAAAATGCATATATCCATTGTCACAAATCATCGATAGTTCCAGCTCAGTAATTTCAATATAATCTTTGATTTTGCCGGTATATTTTGTATGTGCATATCCAGGTTCATCCTCGCATTTGTCAAAGATAGCTTTTAAATCAAATAAGCCTATTTTAGTTAGCGGGAATCTTTCCTTTAGCGCATTGTAAGTTTTTTCATATTCCGCTTTCAGTTCCGGATTTTTCTGGACTTCAAATATATCTTTCAGAATCATATGGTTTGCCTCCTTTTGTTTTTTTAAAAGGCATCAATTCACGCTTTAGGCATTTCAAAAACTGGATTTATCATATCTCCCAGAATATGTGCCATTATTATGTTCTGTATCGAATCTAAAACTTCTATTGCTCGTTCCTCCGTATCGTATACGCCAAGCAGGTCATAATCGTTTGCTACATCTTGATATAAGACTTGGTTGACAATCCGATATTTGAATTCCTCGCTTTTCCATTCTTTGAAGGATTCAATAGCGATTCTTTGGGCATATATTAAGCCTTTTCTGTCTTGCGTCCGTATCCAAATGCCGTCCATAAATTTACATACCTCCTTCTTCTAGCAATACCATAATGATTGCGATAATTGTTACAAAGGCCAACGGAATCCATAGCGGTGACAAAACCCAAAACCACGACCATTTTATAACGCCACATAGTTTTAAAACGATAAAGGCAATCGATAACAATCCTGTAAAACCAATTCCGCCGCTTGAATTATTTTGTGTGCTCATACTTATTTTGCCTCCGCACATTTTTTCATCAGTTCGATATATTCCGCCCTGATTTCCGCTCCCTGTGCCTTTGTCAGCTTCTTCTTCGGCCCACATCCGTGAGGGCAGGTCATTAAGGGGTCATCCACCGCACCAAACAACCGGCATATAAGCGGTCGTTTGTCATATATCTCGCATTTGCCACCGACGGCATACGGGCAGATAAGGATTTTCTCCTGTTCCTCCGTCGGTTTTCTTTTATCCGCTATCCGGTCCCATTCCCATTTTGAGAAGGGCACCGGACCACAACAATCGGTACATCCGGGCTTGCATTGAAAAGACGGGATTTTGCTGTATAATTTTTGATGTTCAACCGCCATTAATATCGGGTCCACAGTTAAGCCTCCTTTTCTTTTTCCGACAAGCCGGGCATCGCTTCGGTTCCTCAAACCCATGTATTTTGTAATATTTCTGCTCTCCGACGGAAAACAAGAATCCGACACCACATTGAATACAACTGAGCCATATATCCCCCTTCACATTCACTCACTTGCCTTTCTTGTGAATTTGTGATATTCTTTTGTTAGTGGATTTTTTAATGCCGTTTAAACGGCTTTTTTATTTTTGTGGGCAAGAACTGGCTTTACATTTCTTGCCATCTAAAAATTCCTTGAGTGTTATATCGCACTCTTCGGCAAATTCACATACGCAGCCGAAAAAATGAATATGCTTTTGGCTTCTATTTCTTAAATCTATAGGGATACAATATGTTTTATATTTTGGCAGTTTATTATCCATGGGCTTTCTAATCCCCCTAATCTTCCTTAAGCCAATTATTATATTCGCTTTTGATAGTGTTCTGCATACCTCTTGCTATCGCCTGCGCCAGCCCATCCATTACCTCATTTGCGGCCTCGATAACTTTTTGCTTCATTTGTTTTTGTACTTCCGGGAGTTTGATATATTCCTGTGCTATGGCCTTAGCATCGTTAAGCATCATTTGTCTTACATCATATTTAATTTCTATATCTTCTAAAATTTTTGCTATTGCGTTGACGATTAATTGCTTTCTTACATTTTCATCCAGGCTATTAACCACCTTTGCGGCAGTTTCCTTGACTATGGCATTGAGCATTAGTTCATTAGTATTGATTTCCATTATTCACGCCTCCTTCGGATTGATATAACATAACTCTGCCGGATAAATAACCAAATGCCTGTGGTCCATCTCCACCGTCACGGTCCCATGAACACCGTCGAATTCCACGAACTTGCCGGGGCCGTCCGGTGTTTCGATATATCCTGCCGTAGCATCGTATATCATGCCTATCCCTCCTTCCTATATTTCTTCCCGCTTATCTTCGTATTTGCGGAAAGCTGTGCCGCATTTACAGACAAGCAGGATTAAGTCTATATCTGGCGTTTCTTTTACTACGGTGACGAATCTTACATTGCCCCATATTTTGTTTTTGCAATATGGACAATTGAAATCATATGCCGATAATGTGACCGGCCAAACTCTTTTCAGCCTCGGGAAGTCCTTGCGCCATATTTTGTGTTCTAAAATTGCATATACTTCATGTTCCGTAAGCTCTTGCAGGACTTTTTCTTCAGCCAGAAAATTTAGTGCTGCTTTTGCGGCATATCTCCCGAAGCTTGATTTTGTGTATTCTAAGAAGGATTTGAGCTGCTCAACCAGATTTTCCATATCTCCCCCTCCTTCGCTTTATCTTTGGAATGTGTAATTATAATCTTAATTCTTTTACTGCATTCAATGTCCGCTTAATATGTTCTAATGTCCATTCATCTGGCGCATTTACAACCCCTAAGTCTAGTAACCGTTTTGGTATTTCTTTTGTATCCCACCATATTGCGCCTTTTAAAAGTGTCCATGGTTCTGCATTACGATTATGATAAAATTTAGCTTCCGTACCATCTGGCATTCTGATTAAGTGAACCGTATGTCCGTAATCAATGTCAAAACCATTCCAACGAACTAATAACCAACCACCTTCTGCGTCTCCCACCCAAATCCATGCTCTATTCTCGGTGCTTCCAGCTTCCCATTTAGCCACTTTCCTCTTTGGTGTTATAATCACTGGGTGGTATGGTGCTCTGTGATAATCTGGTTTTGGCCCACGCTTTATTAAATAAAAATACATTTGGTTTTACACCTCCTGATTGCGCTTAATTTACATACTGTGCACTTTCCCACCACCACTATATAAGCGCAATGATAATCATTATGGCTATCCCAAAACCGGTAAGTATCCACGCCAATGTGTTGCTTTCACGGCATTTTTGGATGAGCCAGTTATACATCAATTACCCCTCCCTTCATCCATCTTTGGAATTTCTCTGCATTAATGTAATAACTCCATCTTTTCATCTTTACCGCTTCTCCAAATGGAAAACGATGTTGTTGCAAGCCTAATCTCAGGAACTGTGGGGTAACTCCCATTATTTTAGCGGCTTCTACAACGGTAAGTTTTTGTTTTAGCCCTTGTGCAATCATAAATTACGCCTCCCGAACCATACCATTAATCATTTTGTCGGCTACTCTTAAAGCATCTTCCAGTTTACCGGTTACGGCTAAATACTGCGGTATTGTAAGCTTTTTAACTCCTTCCCGTTCAGAGTAATTGTTTATAAGCAATTCTAGATTAGTGCGATAGGCTGTGTTGTAAGCCTGCTTGAAGTGCTCCCAGGCTATATTGTGCATGATGCCATTCTTGAAGGCATATTTACGAACTAATTTATTTAACCTTTGTTGAAGGTCTCCGTCGATGTTGGTTGCATCAAGGTTTTCTACCCGATACTGGAGAACTTGCATCTTTTCTTCTGCCGCTTTTAACCGTTTTTCTTGCTCAGCTAGGATATTTACGGCCTGCTGGAGGGCCTGTATGGGTGTAATTGGTTGAATTGAGTATGTGCCGGTTTTTCGAATAGACTCAATTACGTCCCATACCCAGTCCATAAACGCATCAGCTTTTGGTTGCTGGCTGAACCGACATATTTCATATACTCCTTTAGCCGTATAAAAATATGTGTTTCTCCCGTTTACCAAAATGGTAAATGAATATTTTTCTAGCCTTTCTTTGTGTCTGTCATGAATTTTGCCTATTGCTACCATTGGGTCTGTATATTCCAAAGCCAATCCGATTTGCTCTCTTGTCATCAATATTTCGCCGTTATCATCTTCCCAAAAATCACATTGCACGTTGCCAAAATTAGATGATTTAATTAACAACAACTTATTCATTTTCGGGCACCTCTCCAAAATAAACTTCTTCCATAGTAACCCCGAAAAAATCCGCAATTTTCTTCGCTATTTCTGGTCTAGGCGTTCTAAGACCAACTTCCCACATACCTATTGCGCTAATCGTAACTCCTAAAGCATCAGCCAATTCTTTTTGTGTCATATTTCTAGATTTCCTCAACTTTTTAAGTGCTTTCAAAAACTTCCCTCCTTGTTCCGACAAAATAAAAAGCCAGTCATAACGTATAAAACGTTAGACTGGCACTGACACAGGCACTGGCACTCAAAGTCACTAAGTGACCGGCACTGGCACTGGTACTGGCACTGGTTTTATTTCAATCCGTTGCTTGCATTTTTTACAGTCAATGTAAATTCCGGTAAATTCTACATTGACTGCTGGGTCCCTCCGACATAATTTTGTTCCGCAAAGCGGGCAGAGAACCCATTCCAGTTCCATAAATAGACCCCCTTAGCACTTAAGTTTTATTCAATTGTAATTCTATCTTGCATAACCCCCTTTCCATTGCTTTTAAATAAATTTCCTTAAAATTTGGCATCGATTTGTATGTATTTATTTAATTCCTTAAATATCACCTCCGCTTTTTCACGTTTTGTAATTTTGATCATCCCCTTCGCAACGTTCTGATAAGAATATATCACATATCGTTAAAATCGTCAATAGTTTTTTTAAAAATATTTTCTTTTCGTGATAAGTATTGATAAATATAACATACCGTGATAAATTAAAGAAAAACAAAGCAAAATATTATCGAGAGGTGATGTCAGATAATTGGAGAAAGAATAAAAGAATTAAGGAAAGAAATGCACTTGACGCAGAAGCAATTGGCAAAAAAGCTGAATCTAACCCCGGGAAGAATAGGAATGTATGAAACAAACCAGCGCACACCGGACCCTGATACATTAAAACAAATAGCCAAATTTTTCAATGTCAGTATTGATTATTTGCTTGGTTATACAAATATAAGAACACCGGCGGAAAAAATCACGGAAGTAATAAAAAACAACCCGGAAATATTGAAGTTTTGGGAAGAAATTAGCAGGCGGGAGGATTTAAACCTGATGATGAAACAAGCGAAGGAGCTGGGCGAAGAAGATATAAAAACTATTTTGATGTTGATAAAACGATTTAAAAACGAACAAGCCGCAACACAAATTTAATATTATTTTTATTAGCAGGGGGATGGACTCGTGACGGAACATCATCTTACGGAACAATCCCTTATTGATTGCCTTGAAGATAATATTAAATTTTATGATTTACTGCGAAGCTATAACATAACTGTCGCTACGGCAAGTCTAAAAACGATTTATGGCTTTGTTTACGCCGACCCGTCAGGAGCTTATCTAATAATTATCAATGATAATATAAACCACGAAACACAGATAAAAACGCTACTTCATGAAATAAAACATATTATATATGACATGCCGCAGGGCAGTTATTTTATTACCCCGGGGCTGGACATTCGGCATGAAAGTTCCGAACAAGAAGCGGATAAATTTGCAGATTATTATTTAAATATTCAATTAAAATATACAAAGGAGGAATTTAATTGAAAAGAAAGCAGATGCGGAATCCGAATGGATATGGTGCTACTTATCGGCTCAATGGCAGAAGGAGAAGGCCGTGGGTTGCCCGAATAACGACAGGATGGACACCAGATGGGAAACAACAGCGTCAAATAATAGGTTATTTTGAAACCAGGCAGGAGGCTATGGATGCACTGGCGATGAATCGCAAAGAACCGATATCGCCAAAGGCAAATATTACACTCGGGGATTTGTATAAAGAATGGTCTAGCAGTAAATATGAATATATTTCAAAAGATACAATAAATAATTATAAAGCAGCGTGGAAATATTTGTCTAAATACGAAAATATAAAGGTAAAAGATATTAGGACCGCACAATTACAAGATATTATTACAGAATGTTATAAAAACAAAAAAAGTCAATCGACATTAACTAAAATAAAAGCATTGGCTACAAGTTTATATTCTTATGCAATCGCTAATGATATTGTAAATAAAAACTATGCAACTTTAATAGAAATGCCTTCTTTTGATAAAAACGAAAAAGATATTTTTACAGACCTTGAAATACAAAAAATGCTGGATAATGTAGATAAAATAGAATGGGTAGATACAATATTAATAATGATTTATACTGGCATGCGGATAACGGAAATGTTGACGTTAACTAAATTTAATATAGATTTAGAAAAACAACTTATTACTGGCGGGATAAAAACTGATGCAGGCAAAAATCGGATTATACCCATACATCCAAAGATATTTAAATATATTGAGGCAAGATATAAACAAAACGGAGAAACAATTATATGCAAAAAAAATGGCAAAAAAATGAGTGCAGATTACTATAGAAAATATATTTATTATCCGACATTGGAAAAATTGGAAATAAGAAAATTAAATCCTCATTGTTGCCGCCATACTTTTGCAACTTTGCTTTCAAATGCAGGAGCCGAGACCGTATTTATCCAAAAGTTAATTGGTCATAGCGACTATGCTACAACAGCCAATATCTATACTCATACCGATATTGAAGAATTGAGAAAGAATATCAATCTTATCTAATTTTCGTGTTGGCTGTGTGTTGGCTACCGCCCTAAATTTCCGCCATCCAGAAAAATTTTCAGAAAAGTAATAAAAACGCTTATCCTTACGGACAAGCGGTTTTTTCTGGTGGAGATAAGGGGAATCGAACCCCTGACCTCTTGAATGCCATTCAATGGTTCGGCTTTATGTTATGGCTTTTTCAGGCTTCTTGTTGGCTGTACGATGGCTGTATAACCTTGCATAAAAACGAGAAAAAGCCCGGATTTTACTCCGGGCCCTTCTCCCCTAGCTAGGTAGGCTAAAAGTTTCTAGCACTAACAGTGCTAGAGAAAAATTAAAGTTGTTGCAATCCCTTCGCGTACGACCGTTGTGTCACAGGCACTCTTCGGACTTACCCTGCACCTCTGCCGAGTTTCCCCCCGGCTGGCCGTACGCAGGTAGACTAAAATTTGCATCCTCTATGCTTACCGTATCGCTGATTTCCTATATAGCTATATTTGCCCCTATATAGCTATGAAAAACCATCCAAACTAATATTAGCATATTAATATATTAATGTCAATGTGGTTTACTGTTTAATAAAAAACTTCAATGCCTCGGGGCACTCCTTCGCCAGCGCCTCGAAAAATGACTGGATAACTCCCGGCCTTGCCGTCTTGAGCATTTTTTTGTAAGCCGTCACCATTTCCTCCGGCAATGTGCCGGTTGTGTTATATATATCCCTTATAGCAATTGCGGCATCTGCGCCGTCTTTTTTTGTGGGCCATGGATGAGCCATATCGAATCATCTCCTTTGTTTATTTTTTGTAAAGCTATGAATCTTTTTTGTTGCTGATAAATCCCGGCCTATGAATCTTTTGGTGTGCGGATAAACCCCCGCCTTATTTCCTGCTCCGCATCTTTGCCGCCAGCTCTTGGTTGTCGACATGGAGATAGATTTGTGTTGTATTTATGCTGGCATGACCTGCAATTTCCTGCACTTCCCTGATATTAAACCCACTTTTCAACAAGCTCGTAAGACATGTATGCCTGAGCTTGTGGGGGCTGACGGGCTTCTTTTTTGTGCCATCTTGAATATAAACCCCCGCTTTTTTTGATATCCGATAGCATACCTCCCGGACGTATCTTTGCTGTAGTTGCCCACCTTCGAGAGTGCAGAAAAAGTAAGGACTGTCGGGCCGGATTTTGAGCCAACGATTGACGGATTCTAGTGTCATCATATCCATGTACGTGTATCTGTCCTTTTTCCCCTTCCCCTGCTGGACATAAATTGACCCGCTATCTATGTTTACGTCGGCTGGCGTCAAATTGCAGACCTCCGACACCCGCAAACCACACCGCCACATCATCATGATTATGGCGTGGTTGCGGGCACCGGTAGAACATTTTGTGTTAATTTGGTCAAGCATGGCTAGAATCCCGTCTTTGCTGACGATTTTCGGGAGTTTGAGCATGAGTGTTCGCCTCCTTCGCATGAATAAAACTTTACACTAATAAACCCTCCTAAGATGTTTTATTTATCGATTTCTGTGCTTTATACCTCAATTCGTCAGCCCTACACAAGGGGCATATTTTTGATTCACTGTCGGTTGTTTCATATTCACGCCGACAGATAGAACATTTGCGCCTATCATAGTTATCCATCCTCATATTTGTTATACCTCCTTCCATGAATTAAACTTCGCCCTGATAAACCCCATATGTTTTGGGGTTATTCAATCTTATATACCCTTTCTCGCTGATAGAACATATCTAAAGGTAATTGTTCTGCATAATCTATTAATGCCTGTTTATTTTCGGATACTGCTACGCATTTATACCGCCATGAATGAAATACAGGCACGGCTTTTCTTTCATAGCTACCCCTGCAATTGTTAACAATATACGGTTCTTTTATTTCAAGCCTATGCATGTTTGGTATTTCCCCTTCCTCCCTATGAATTTTTGAGGTCCTAATAAACCCCTATTCAAGCCCCGGTGAGTATTCTTGCGGCTCTTTCTTCGGCTTCTTCTTCGCCAATTTCATCGAATAGCTGATAAAGTTCCCGGTCTATTGCTCGATAAACCTTCTTTATGTTGGATTTTATTATGCCGTCACGGATGAGATTCCGGACGGCTATAACCGCATAAGCCTGACATTGTGCGTTGGTCACACGAATCCCTCCTTTCTATGAATTATTGCGGGGACTGATAAACCCCCGTTTATAACCCAAAAATCTTCCCCAAGAATTTATCCCAATCCTGCTCAGTTTTAATGACTACTTTATGGGACGGTGGCTTAATAGCCTTCACAGTACACCCCCAAACTTTTGGGGGACGGTCGGCTATAGCAATCCAGCCCAAACCAGCCCATTTAAAACCGGCTTTTTTTAATTCGGTTTTGTGACGTTCGGTAAGCCGCCCGTTTTTGGGCTTGGCTTCATAATACCGCATCAATAAACCCCTCCTTCCTCTCCTTTTTTTATTCGTTAATTTACAAAATCTCGGATATAATAAGGCCATTTATGCAACGGCAGGTCCCGAAAATCATTTTTAGTACTAACAGTTGTGCGTAAAGGATATTCTTTATAAGGTCCGTATTTAATCCAAATAAAATATTTGCCACACACAACCACATTACCTTCCTTAAAGTCATGTGCTTGCTTTTGCTTGAGTTCTTGCCGTGTAAAATGAAAAATACTCATCAATAAACCCTCCTTTCCCGGATAAAGCCTGTGAGCGTTGGCCCTTTCGGGCCTGCGGAATTTTACCGCTCCCCTTGCGGGGCAACCTCGGGGCTTTACGCATACCAACTGCAAAGAACAGGCTTACCATCCCATTTGCTGATACTGCCATATTGAGATTTTATATAAGGCTCCCCATTAAGCCATGAAATGCGCTTTTGCTGTGGTTCGCCAATATATTCGCCCGGTCTTGGTGTAGTGTATCCGCTCATAAAGCCCGTTTCAGTCGTATTTTTTGCAATCTGCCTAATAATGATTGTGCTTGCCGTCTTGACCTGCACAACCTCGTAAAAATCTACGTTTGTCTGCTCCCATCCCCAAGAATCATAAAGGATATCGCCCGGCTTGAAAGGAACTGCATATAAAGCAGGAGCTTTGCGGGATTGTTTGCGCTGTTGTTTATACTCGATTATTTTTTTACGGCTCTGTAAATACTTCTCAATGTATGCGTTCATGTCGGCGGTAGTTTTGAAGAGATAATGCCACTCTGGCCTGCCAGCAGTGCCGACAAATGCCATAGCACATGGCTTACCGGTTCGGGATATCCCAATAATACAATCCAATTCGGGATATTCTTTAACGTCGCATCCTTCAAGGTAAAACTTTCTTGCTTCCTGCCGTTTTTCGGCGGTGTTTAAACGTGAAAACATTGATTAAACCTCCTTTATGCTAATATCTAATACCGTTGCTCCGTTAGGGGAAAGTTTTAACTGCTTCGTTAAGCAATATTCTTTGTCGTTGAATTCAAAATACCCTTTCATGGAATAATCATTTTCATTGACGCCATACAAGTCACGAGTATAAATTTTGCCTTCATGTTCAAACGTGACAAATTCGTTATAATACCCGGTTTTAATATATCTCATTGATAAAACCTCCAATCTTGATTTTGGAGGCCGCCGCATGTATAATATTTACGACGGCCCGTTGTGGTCGTTAATAATCCCCGGATTGCTCCGGGGATGCGGGCATTGGCTTTGCCCTACTTGTGCTCCGAATACGGGACACAAGGGACCCCGTCTTCGTCTTCGTACGCCTCGTACAGGGCGTTGAAGACTTCTGCAGGGGAAAACTCCCCCTCGAAACTGCACCATACCGGCTTCCGGGCTTCCCAGGGGCCGGTGACACGAGCAACAGTCCGGTCCCGAAACACCACAAGAGTGTACTTTTTTGAAGTTTGGGCCGAAATTTCTTTGCAGAATTCGGTAAATTCTTTTTTTGTGGAAAACATTTTTATTCCTCCTTATGTTGTAGGTTGAGCGGCGCAGGGATAAAACCCTGCGGCACGGGCTTGCACCGTGCTGGCCTTGCCCTACTGGCTATCTTTTGCAAATGCTTGCATAAACGCATTTGCAAGGGAGCCAAAAAACCGGACAACTGTGGTGGAAGAAGGGATATCTTTATTACCTTTGCTCAATTTTTCGTACTCCCTCCTTCCTGGCATTGTAGAAAAGTTTTCACGTAGTGCTGAAAGGATTTTCTCTCTATCCCATTTTGGAGTCCTTCGCAAATTCGGCACCAATCCGGCGGCTTCCAATGCTAGATTCCACCTTTTGAAAATGTTTTGGAATGCGCTTTTTCCAGGGAGATTGTTTTTCTCCGAATATACTTCCCATTCGGGCATAGTTGGTGCAACCTTGTATTTTCGATAGTATTCTTGCAGAAAAAATATCAAATCCTCTTTTGTGTATTCAATCATACGGTAGGGAGTACTTCCCCCGGCCTCCTCAATGGCTTTTTTGAAAGAACCGAATTGACGAATCAATGTAGATGGGCTTGGTAGGTCATATCTTTGATAGTCACGCAAATAGTCTTGATACGATATTACAGGACCATGTATAGAGATATACTTTTTCAACTGTTCAAGCATTTCTTCTTTCGATAGAAAATCAACTTTTCGAGTGGTATATCCGGCAAGGTTCATAGCTTCGCTCCAAGTCAGGCCGTGTCTTCTGATGGTTTGCTCCGTGGGTTTCAATCGGAGTTTGTTGTATTCTGGCAACGAGGGCACATAGCCCAGAGATTGTATAGATTTTCGTATTTGCTCGACTAGCGCATCTTTTGTATATTTTTTCATGGTATCAACCCTAGAAATTCAGCCTTTGAAACTGCGCCGACCAAACTATCAACATCTAGTTTTTTGAAAATGCCTTCTGCTTCAGTAGAAAATTCTTTTTCCGTGGTGTCTGTAGTGGAAAGTATATACTCTTTGACTTCATCATTTGTAGCAAGTGGGGCAATTTCTCCGAACTTCAGGGCGGAGCGAATCGCCCCTAAAAGGGCTTTTTCGCTGGGGGACAATGTTTTCACCTCTATTTCACCTCCCTGATAGTGATAATCTGTATATCGTCATCCTCATCGGATTCGATATCAGTGACTATATACTCGCCGCTGGGTATCAGCCACTCTTGCTCATTTTCGTTTTCTGTGACCATGTAGATGGGCAGTCCGATGGGTTCTTCAATTTTCAGTATTGCGCCCTGATTTCTGCGAAGGGCAAATTCTTTCGCAACTTCGATGTCTTCAGTATATGATTCAAATAGATGCTTGGAGCGTATTATGTCTCCGACTTCAACTGTGAAATCACAACTCACCATGATGCCTCTGTATAGTTCTACGGGGCAAGACTGCAAATTCTGGTGTATGTATTCCGAAATAGCATTTTCTTCGTCTATAGATATCACGTCAAAGCCAAGTTGCTGATAGCCTTCTATGATTTTTTCAATGCCATCCATGATTTTCATTATTTGCTCCTTTCCGTCCTGCCCGGCATTTGTATCCGCCCCGGGCGGCGGTGATTTTCTATTCTTCTTTGTATCCAATTTTTTCAAGTCTCTCGAAATCAATTTTCCCTGTTATGGGGTAGATAGTTCTTTCTGTTACGTATCCTAAGTGAACTCGGTACATCATTATTTTGTTGTATGCAATTTCAATCACCTCTTTATCCCCCGTGCGAGATGTGCGGACAAATTTTCTCAAGTTTTATTCCCCCTCTCCGTATCCTTTTCCGTTTCGGCCGACTTCCCCGGCTCTTCAGGCGGCTGTGCCGCTACGGACCGGGGATTTAGCCCCGGATCTGTTCGGATTCTTCATCGCAAGCGAATTTGACTTCTCTCTCCCAGAATTCAACAAAGTCTCTCAAAAACCTCCTTTCGTATTCTTCTTGTATTTCCCGAACCCATTGCTGATATTCGGGAGTTCCGGCTGCAATATGTGCCGGGTCGGGATTTGTGTCGTAGCAGTATGCGAGTTCATCGTCGCTCATGTCTTTCGGATTTACAAACATTTCCTATTTTCCCCTTTCTTTATAAAGTTTCTTATCATCCAGCCTATACTTACTTTTTCGCCATCTTGGAAGAATTGAAATTTTTCTTCAAAAACGTTATAAACGACTTTGATTGTTACTTTCTTTGTCAGGTCTTTTATTAGCCTAATTTCTAGAAAGCCTTCTTCACGCATCGTGTCCCAGTCGCAATAAACCGTGATTTGAGGATATTTCTTTTCAATGCGTTTCACCATTCTATAAAATTTAGGTTCGGTGATTCTCCTGCGGTTTAAGGCTTTTTCGTCTATCATCTCAAACATCTTTAAGCCCCCTTGTTCTTTTCTCCCCTCTGCCTTTATCCGGGCTTGGGACCGGCTGCCGAATTCGGCAGGCTGCATTAGAGATGCCGGAGTTAACCGGCCAGCTTTTTTACTCTTCCTTCGATATCGGGAGCTATCTCCCGTATATCAATCAATCTTTCCCTTACCCATTGCCACCTCCTGTAGTCTATATTTTCGTTTCTAATTTCATTTTTAAGGTCCATATATTCCCTTTCTAAATTCCGGCCGATTAAAAAGCTGTATGCTTCGGGATACTTCTTCTCAAATTCCTTCCAGTCAATCTCTTTTAAGTTCATCATTTCAAAATTCCTCCTTAATTATTTCCCCCTCTGCATTCTTCCGCCCGGCTTGGGACGGGCCTCGGCTGCATTACCTTCCCCCCCCTTTCTTCCTCCTAGCATCTTGTGCCGTATGGCCCGCTCGCCGGAAAATCCGGGTCTTGGCAGGTTTGTAGGGGATGTTCGGTATTTCGTTGTTCTATTATTATATTACTACTGCGTCGTTACTTTGTCAATACCTTTTAAAAAATCTTTTCAAAAATTATTTTTCCCGCAAATACAGGTATATCAAGGCTTTTAGGGATTCACTCTTTTTGCCGGAAAAAAATTTTTTTGGGGATTTTTTTATTTTTTTTTCGGGACTTCGCATCGGCATCCAAGGGATCGGAAGAAGGGCCGGAAGAGCATCGGGAGGCAGAAAAGGGACCGGCACACAAAACTACTACGGCCGCCGCAGGCCGGAAAAACATACAGAAAAGCCACAGAAGAACAGCCACAGAAGAAAAGCCACAAAAGAAACGGAAGGACCGGAAATGCAGCCAGGAGAGAAAGCCGACAAGCCGAAGCAGGGAAATGCACAGAGGAAGCAACGGGAAAGTCACGGGAGGTCACAGAAAGCCACAAAGCCCATGCGCCAATTGTCAACCTTTCTTTTGCTTTTGGTATACAACTCGATATCGTATCAAATTGTCAACCGATATGCGGTTATGTGTATACAATCCGTCTCTTGCTACGCTATGCAGGGATTGTCAACCGTAATTGTGCAAGAGGTGGACATATGGGTGATGGTATTGTCAACCGATGAATGGCGAATTGTAGACAATGCGTAGCGGTGTATTGTTAACCGGATAATGTGGGAGGGTTGACAATCAGTATCTTCTCGCCAAGATAAACCAGATACCCCCGCAGGGTATATCATTCTGTTGCCTATACCCATATAGGGTATATCATACCCCTGCATGGTATTATTTATCGTCGTATGCTACGGCCCTAGATACGGCAATACCTTTTTTGTCTCTTTTCGGTATTGTATTTGCACTTATCACGGATTCACAGCTATATGCCACAGCCGCCAGCAGCCACAACAGCCACAACAGCCACAGTCTGCCTCCCAGCCTCCTTCCCTGCCTCTGCCTGCTTGCCTGCCTGCCCTCTGCGGTCGGGCGGCACCCGTGGGGGGAGGGTCATCGTGCAGGCGGGAGAGTTCCCCCTCCCAAAAATTTCCCCGTACCAAGGCCGATTTTAGCCGAAAACTTACGCCAAAATCTGTTTCATAGCCACAGATATTCTGTTTTTGCTTTTGCTTCTCCCTTTGTCATTTTCTCCCTTGCACGAAACTTAATCATTTCTGCACGTTTTTGCACGATATTTGTACGAAAATCATTCATTTTTGCACGATTTTCATGCGCACATGCACGATGATATGTGGTAATATTATAATGAGCCGATAGGCGGCGATGCATAGGGTGGCGGAAAGCATACGCACCCTAGAAATGGGTTAAACGCAATGGGCTGAGGCTGATTGCGACTCCAAAGTATTCGGTGACTATTCCGTGAGGGTAGTATTGCAGGGTTCGAGTCCCTGCCCCTATGCAAATAAGTTGGCGGCGGCGTGGCGAGATGACACGCACAGCGCGAAAAAAAAGGAAACTTGCCTCACCCGACGCTAAGAACCGTTGACTAATATCGGGTTAGAGGGGCACGACGGGAGCCGGGGCAGGACCGGCCCGCCAATGCAGATACTTTCCAGGCTGCGGCAGGTTGCCCTTAGCGACCGCTGGCGAAAGCCCCGCAGCTCCAGAGAATTAACCCATACGGGTTGGCCGCCACTATATGAGTGCTGTGAATCCATGACACAGGCGATGACATATAGGGCGGCTTTAAAACAGAGCCTGCCACGCCTCTCGATGCATGGGTACGAATCCATGTGAAGCGGACCAGGGCAGGACATTTTACAAGCACGCCCCGCATAGCACGAATATGTGGGGCTTGAGCATATCCAAAACGTCTTTGGTGAAACCGAAGGCGTTTTTTGTTTTTGGGCTTAAAAGGAATACCCAGAAAAGGACCCTAGAGGAATACCATATAAACTAAATTACATATCAAAATAGGGTTTAGCTTATATGTATCAAGGGTTAGAGGGCAATTTTGACCATATTAAATTTTAATACCCACCCTTTTTCGATAAGTCGCAGGTTATGTAGCAGGGCGGTGAAAAAATGAAAAAAGAAATGATGGAATATCTAAGCGGATTCCGTAATGTAGTAAAAGATGAACTGATTTTGGGTCGGGAGCGTTCTGGTAATTCGGAGTTTATAATTGTGGCCTTGCCTGAGTGCGAAAAGCCCATTTATGCGTTGTGGAACAGTAAGAAAATGGCTAAAAAATATAGAGTTAAATGTGTTGAAAATGCCGCAAATACTGAGGAATATATATTCGAAGTTGTAAAACCCAAAGGGACTGGCGGAAAGCCTTTATATGTCATGCTAATGCCTAATGCTATAAAAGAATTGAACAAAAAAAGCATTTCGCTTGATGCGGCAGGAATGATTTTAAAACTGGTTGACTACATAGAATGGAATACCGGCAGAATTTACAGGAAGCGGGACGGAAAGTCGATGACAAAAAGCATGTTGTCGGCTTTTTTAAATGTTAGCGAATCGAAGGTGACTTCAATCATCAAAGAGCTTGCCGAACTAGGTATAATGCATTATAACAACAAAAAAAAGGCTTACTTTTTCAATCCTAAATTTATCCGGAAAGGGGTCGCTCCACATGAGAATTAAATTCGACAAAGGCTTGACCCCGGAAAGAATTGCCGATGCTTTCGTAAATTACATATATGAAAACAAAATCGTAATCGGCACTGTGAATATGTATATTCAAACATACGATGAAGAAATGAAGCCAGAGAATTTCAACAAGAATAATGACGGCTCATATCTAATCTGTAAGCCATCGGAAACCGCAAAAAAAGAATATGCGGAATATGCGGCCAGTATTCGCAGAGGAAATTTTAGGGCTGTTGTAAATAAGTAATTTTTCCCATCGGAGGCGTTAAATTATGGCTTTACCCAAAAATTATTATAACTACTTCGATATATGCAAGTGGGAAGGCATACCGACAGGCACTGCAAAGCGAGCGGTCGGTGAAGAAGGTCTTGCCGGTATAGCCGGAATAGAAAAGCTAAAACCTATAGCTCATTTATTCAAAGAATTTGAGAAAGGCGACATGCGTAAGCAATACGGCATACTGAAAAGCCACTACGATTATTGGAAGAAAAAAGGCAAACCTCCAAAGGTAAGCCCCGGAAGGCCGCCGAAATGGAAGAACAATCCAAACCTTGTCAATATAAATATACCAATAGACAAAACCCTATACGAAGAATTTAAGAAGGTTGTAGACAACGGGAACGCAATATCGGCCATTAAATACACATATAGAGACATGATTGCTGTGGCAATGCGAGAGTTTATACAGCGTCGGCCTCAGTTTTTAGGCGGTGGTGATAATGGCGTCAAACAAATCTAAAAAAACGGCAAATGCGAAGGAACAAAAGCCAATAACAAAGCCGCAGACTGCACAGGAACAACCGAAAGAGGCCGAAAATACATTGTTGCCTTTCAATCCCCTGCTGCAACAGACACCTCTTATAACTCCCGAGAGTGAAACCGAACAAAAGGTCCAGATTATAAATGAAATCGAATCATTAGTGGAGTTAAATAAGCAAAAATTAGCAGTAAAACGGCAACAAATGGAACTCATCGTCGATAACAAGAAACTTGATGCCGCAAATAAGACCATAGATTCTATCGACAAAATCATAGAAGCCGTAGGAGACGCAGATGTTATTGAGCAAGTAACCAAAAGAATTAAAACGCCTTCAGACATGAAGATGATGGCCGAAGCCGCAGAAAGGTTGACTAATACACTTAGAAACTTGATGAATCCGAATGTTGTCGATGAATTCGGAACGAAGAAAAAGACGAAAATCAATTTTATGTTTAAATCAAGCGGTGTTGTGCAGGGAGCTATTCAGATTGACCATTCTAAGGATTGAGTGCCTTTCAGGGTCGTCTAAAGGTAGGACACAAGGCTTTGGACCTTGCGATGGAGGTTCGATTCCTTCCCCTGAAGCCAAAAAAGGAGCAGATTATGGATGAAGTAGGAATCATTAATCAATATTTCTCCCAAAATTTTATTCCAGATATGCCGGGATTATATGAAAACTGCTATGAGGCTTTTGTTAAATACCTTTATTCTGATTATGAATTTACCGTGGACGATAAGATTAACTTCATTACTCTAGCCTCATATTGGAGCGGCTTACTTAAACAAACGTGGCGAATATTCATAAAAGAACTAGGTTTTGAGAAAAACAGCTTTTGGGATGCATTCATACAGGTATTTATATTCCACCAGCATATACTTTTTAGTATATTTTGGGAGCACGTATTAAAAGATGACAAAGAATTCCAGAGGCTAATAAACAAAACTTCGGACCCTGAATGGATAAGAAAAGTATTCATCGGCATTGATAATAAATGGCTTTATAAGAAAATGGAGGAATAAACCGTGTCAAGGGAATTATTGTTTTCCATAACCAAAAAAGATTTTCGCATAGATACTTTTCGAAGTGGTGGCAAAGGCGGCCAAAACCAAAACAAAGTAGAAACAGGGGTAAGAATGATACATATAGCCAGCGGAGCAGTTGGAGAAAGCAGAGAAGAACGAAGCCAAATGCAAAACAAAAAGAAAGCCTTTGAACGGCTTATTAAAACACCTGAATTTCAGAAGTGGTACAAAATAGAGTGCGCAAAGCGATTAGGCTTATATGCAGATATAGAGCAAAAAGTCGAAGAAGATATGAGGCCGGAGAATCTTAAGATTGAATACTACGACACAAAGCAAAACAAATATGTTGAGGTGAAACCATAAAAATATTTTAAAAAGGTGATTTATATGCCACGCAAGCATGATGTAAATAAAATCAATTTGCAAATCGATGACCTTGAATTTTTTAATAAAGGTTTTAAAATCCTTTGGTCTTCGGATATAGGTTTTGGTGAATATACAATCATAAAAGAAGATGGCGAATTATCAGGGTATAGTGAATGTATGGACAGTCAGGATGATAAGGCTTTTATCAAGAAGCTATTGGAACTGCTGGCAGATAAATTGATTGTTAAGGAATGATGAATAAGGCTAATTTTAAATAATACAGGAGGCGGATTATCATGGAAAGAAAATTGATGTTACCACCAATACCCAAAGGCCATAAAACCTTCGAGGATGCCGTTGATGAAGTCATGGCCGAACTTCGAGAACTGATGATAAACAAACAAAGGGATTACGGGCACCGGAACATAATGGACTTTGGCGAATACGGCGTATTGGTGAGGCTTAATGATAAGGTGGCAAGGCTCAAGAACCTGTTGGGCAAAAAAGAGCCTAAAAATGAAAGCCTTGACGATACGTGGAGAGATGCCGCCAATTATGCAATTATAGCCCTCATGCTACGGAAAGGGACATTTACATTACCGTTAAAGGAGGATGTCGATGCTGATATATCTTGCAGGTAAAATATCCGGCTTAACTCAGGCCGAAGCGAGCAAATGGCGTGTGAAAGCCATTTTTAGTTTACTTCGGGTGGGAATTAAAGCACATAATCCCTTAGAAGGATTTGACATAAACGGCCAATACGAGCCACAGGAAATCGTTATACGAAACAAATATTACATAGATAAATCCGATATAATCCTGGCAGAGATGGATTACCGGGAGCCTTCTCCCGGCACCATAGGCGAAATAGTATATGCCGCCATGAAAGGGAAGCCCGTGATAACGTGGGGCAGGGCTGAATACAACGAAAGTGTATGGATAAAGGCGCATGTAACAAAGCATTTTGAAACTTTGGAAGATGCATTGGACTATATTGTAGCTATGTATTGCTAAAAGCGAGGTGGGTAGATGAACTGGAGAGAAGAAGCTTGGAGGCTGAAACGAGAAGAAGGCTTGAGTTGGACAGAATTATACGATGAAATCAGAACACAATTTCCGGACCTTAAAAACAAGCCCGACCAAACAATACGGACAGCGGTAAGGAACATAGATAAAAAGAAAAAGAAAATCGACCAGCGACAAAGGCCATTACCCCCTCCCGAAGATAAGGAATACGATTTTACCCAAAGCCGGACATACAAATTCGGTGTGGTTAGTGATACTCACTTGAACTCACGAGAGCAACAACTCACTCACCTGAACCGAATGTATGATATATTTGCGGCGGAGGGTGTCAGCGATGTTTACCACGCTGGCGACATTACAGCAGGTGAGGGAATGTATTCGGGGCAGATATACGAAATATTCAATGTGGGATTTGATAATCAGGTAGATTATATCATAGACAAATATCCATCAAGGCCGGGAATAACAACACATTTCATCACCGGAAATCACGACCTATCCTATTACAAAAGCCGTGGCGTGGACCCGGGGGAGAAAATATCACTCAAAAGGCCGGACCTAAATTATCTAGGGAAGTGGGCTGCATGGGTGAAGATAGGCGAAAATACAAGGATATATTTACTTCATCCAGATTCCGGACAAGCCTATGCCGTGAGTTACAAGCCACAGAAAATAGCGGCAGGATTTATCGGCGGCGATAAACCAAACATTATGCTATTGGGCCATTGGCACCAGTCAGAATATTTATTCGAACGAAATATACATATATTGCAATGCGGATGCTTTGAGGGGCAAACACCATTTTTGAAACGTAAAGGGATAATGCCGAAGATTGGCGGCTGGATTGTAGAAGTGCATATTGGCAAGGATGGCACGGTTGAACGGTTTAAATCCGAATTCGTGCCGTTTTTTATTGCCCGGAAGAATGATTATTAAGGGAGGGTCAAGATGATTATTCGTTATATACTTATTCTTTTAAGCTTAATTGCATCTATTGTTTGCGTTATCAGGGATAGATTCGATATAGCATCATTTTGCATGTTGTGTGCGATTTTTTTGGAATTGCTATAAAGATTTTTGGCGTGCCTGTTTACAGGCGGGTATGACAAGGCATTTTATCAGCAGGGCGGGGCTGGCCTTGTATAAAAAAATGGATGTGAGTTTATGGATGATAAATATTTATTATGGAATTTCCATGATAATTGCCCATATTGTAGGTGTCCTAATGATGAACTTGATTATGACATTGTGGTTGAAGATGATGGAAGTTACCATGATGTTGTAGCTTGCCCTAAATGCGGACAAATATTATATTACGAGGAATGAATGACGGGGTTTTTATTGGTGGTGGTCTTATGCCTCGAAAAGGCGGTTCTGTAAGCATAATCACTCAAAAAAATGAAAAGCTTATAAAACATTCAACGAGCGATAGAGTTTCTATTTGTCAACAATGTGGAAAACCGTTCTCGCAGGTATACCGCCCTGAGTATGATGCTTATACTTCCTTTCGCACTTGTCCTCAATGCCGTATGCAAAATGTCAGAGGCGGTCTGAACATTGCCGTCGAATATGAGCCGCATTGGGGACAAAAATTGGTGCATGAGAGCAATGCAAGATTTAAGGTTATTGCGGCGGGAATCAGGTGGGGCAAGGATAGATGCTCCATCATGGAAGGCATAAAGTACTTTATTGCCTGCTTAAACGAGGACAGACCGTCAAGCATTATTCCTCATGCCTTATGGTGGATAATTGCTCCTACAGACAGAATCGCAAACCAGAATTGGCGTGAATTACTTGGCAATTTGCCGAAGGAAATCGTTGTTGACGTATCAAAGACCACAAGAACGATTGAAACGATAAACGGCGGTATAATAGAAGTACATTCAGCATATGACCCCGAAGCATTGGTCGGTGTTGGCCTTGATATTGTAACTATTACTGAAGCCGCAAGGATAGCCGACCTCGAAGATGTATGGGCGAATCTTGAAGGCCGTTTGAATTCTCCGGGGCGTGGATTAAACGGCAAAGGCGGTGTTGCATTAATCAATTCCTCCCCTTTAGGCATGAATTACTTTTATAAGATGTGGAAATGGGGACAAAAAGGAACTTCAGATTGGGACCCCGATTGGGAAAGCTGGCGATTCACCACATGGGACAATCCGCTTATGGCTGCACGTGGTGAACAGATAACCAAAAACGGTAGAACTTATAAAGAGAATTTGATTCGAAGAATGTCGGATAAAAGATACCGTCAGGATTATCTGGCAGAATTTATATCGAACGTCAATGCCGTATTTCCGAACATCGACAGATGTTTTGTCAAACTTGAGGATTTACCGAAGGAGCAAAGAGATGCATGGAGCGAACCGGAACCTTTTGAAATATACACTATGGGATATGACCCCGGCAAATCTGTTGACGACCCTGTTATATGGATTAGAAATAGTAAAGGACGTGTTGTTAAAATAGAGACGATGGCCGGCTTGAGCTGGGACGGCCAATGGGACAGAATTGCATATTATTCAAGAAAATACAATGGTGCTTCATGCAATTTTGGCAAAACAGGTCTTGGTGAAACAATCGAATCTCAATTAACTAAGCGTGGAGTGCCATGTAATCCGATAAACGAACAAGGAAACAACAAAGAAAGGCTTGTTGAAAATCTTGCGGTTATAATCGAGCAAAGATATTGCGAAATTCCGTGGTCGCAGGAAGTTGAAAATCAATTCAAAGACTATATCAGCATTACAAGAAGCACAGGAACTACAAAATATGAAAACGGAAGCAACGATGGTCATGATGACCATATCAGTGCGGCCTATTTCTGTTTTGCCGATTTTATGTTGCCTGATATGGCGCTGCCCTGGGTAGGGCTTATTGGCGGAATTGACAAGATAGCATAAGGGCGGGAATCACTCACCGCCCTTTTCTCATACTTAAAAGGTGGTGAGCAATGGTTCAATGCTTGAATTGAATCAATTTTACATAAGCGAAGCAGTAAAATTTATGCGTGAAAATATACCGGATAATTTTATTGATTTAACTATTACTAGCCCACCTTATGATAATTTAAGAACTTATAACGGTTTTGAATTTGATTATCAAGCTATGATTAAAGAATTATACAGAATTATTAAAAGAGGTGGCGTAGTAGTTTGGGTTGTCGGCGATGCAACTATAAATGGAAGTGAAACTGGAACAAGCTTCAGGCAAGCATTATATTTCAAAGAAATTGGTTTCAATCTACACGACACTATGATATATCAGAAAGATGCTTGCCCTTTTCCTGAAACAAATAGGTATTATCCTATGTTTGAATACATGTTTGTATTTAGCAAGGGTAAACCTAAAACTGTTAATTTGATAGCTGATAAATCAAATAAAACATATGGTGTAAAAATAAGAGGCACTGATAGAAATCCAGATGGAACACTTAAACCATGTTCAGCAGTTAAAAATAAAACAAATAGAACAATAAAAAAATATGGAGTTAGGGGTAATGTATGGCTTTACAGTGTAGGAAAATGGAAAGTAACCAAAGATGAATATGCTTATAAACACCCAGCTGTCTTTCCCGAACAACTAGCCGCCGACCATATCATATCGTGGAGTAACCCTGGCGATATAGTTTTGGACCCCATGTGTGGGGCAGGAACTACTTGTAAGATGGCATGGCTAAATAATAGAAAATTTATTGGCATAGATATTTCCGCAGAATACATAAATGAAATATGCATACCTAGACTGAAGCAATATGGTTGGGATGAAGATAAGGTAATAAAAATACCAAGCAACAAAGTTTGTGCGCCGTGAATAACGGGGACTTGCATAGGGGTGCGCCTCCCACTCATTCCTACGTGCGGCGCACATCTTTTTTGATATGGGAGGCGAAAGGCAGGCGATTCCAATGTTCAGACGTTTATTATGCAAAATAGGCTTGCATCGATGGTCTTACTGGGCAATAAGCCTTTATCATGCTAAAACAAAGTTTTATAAGCGAAGATGCCTTATATGCGGCAAAAAGCAGGAGCGTTTTGGAGGCATATGGGTTGATTGCCTTGAAACTATAACAAAATAAAAATTTAGGAGGCGCAAAGCGTGAGAATTGCTATCTTAACATCACCATTCTTTCACGATTGCAAGGAAGTAACAAGGACGATTAACGGCAAGTCTGTCAAGGGCAAAGATAAGATTATCTTTGGCGGAGCCGAAAGATATTTAATGGACCTGTGCCACTTACTCCAATCAATGAATCATATTGTTACGGTCTACCAACCCTTTTACGGCATTAATACTCCATTTGCAAAAGAATACAAAGGCATAAAGTTTGTGATGATACCGAATAACGGTGGCTGGGAATACAGCACATGCACTGACCTTAACTGGCAATTTAATGAGTTGTCGGCACTTGACGATATGCGTATTTATTTCGCCACTTTTTTAGCGTACCCTTATGCTCCCTCCCCCTGCATTGCCATTTCTCACGGCATATACTGGGACAATATTCAGGGCAACAGCATAATCAATAACCTTACCGATGAACATAGGAAAGAATTCTTTAAGCGACAGCTTTATGGCTTTACTGCTCCCGATGTGGTGGTAAGCGTGGACAGCAATGTCCGCAAAGTTATACAGGCCATACAGCCGGGTGCAGAAAAGCGGATACAGATTATCTACAATTACGTTGATACAAAAAAATTCACTCCTGCCGAAAAGAAAAATTGGGAAGACATTAACGTGCTATTCCCCCGAAGATTGACGGCATTAAGAGGCAGTACAGAAATTACAAGAGCCTTCATGCGCTATCCGCAGTATAACTTTACTCTTGTAGGGCAGGCACATGATGAAAAGGCAGAGCAGGCTTTTGTTAAAGCACATTCGGATAGAAAGAATGTGAAGTTTGTGCATAAAGAAACTGACGAAATGCCGGAAGTTTATCGGCAGGCAGATATTTCGGTTATACCGACGATATCCTGTGAAGGATTAAGCCTATCCCTGCTTGAGAGTATGGCAAGCGGATTACCCGTTATAACGACACCGGTTGGAGGTTTGGGAGATGCAGTTATACACGGCTATAATGCTATTGTTTACGACCCGAACCATGAGGACTTAGGACAGTATATTGACTACCTTGCGAAAAATCCTGATGTACGAGAGAAATTCGGCAAACGCAATCGTGAAATTGCCGTGGAGTGCTTTGATATAGAGATATGGAGAAGCAAATGGAAAGCCTTAATTAATGCGTTTGGAGTTGGAGGTTGATAAATTTTATGGATAACAAGATTAAAAGAATGGATATTAAGGAATTCAGGGAAATGGGGCTTCTTGCAGAAGTTAACCGAGCATTCTTCCATCCGCTTGGCTTAGCTCTGGAAGTGGCTGTTGACGATGATGGTACAGAAAAACTTAATGGTATATGGGACTATCGGGACGACCCGGAAGGAATACTTTATTCCAAAGACCACTTCCCTACTGAGAAAATCAAAAAAGCTCAGGAATTTATCAAACAAAAGCATGAACAACGGATGAAAACGTTGGGATTTATTTATCAGGACCCGAACAATCCACAATAAACGCATTTGGAGGTTGATTATATGAAATTCAATGACGAAGCTTTTATACAGGAATTTGCTAACCTTGTAAATAAGCTTGATATTAAATCGGCGCTTGAAGTCGGATGCCTGTCGGGTGAATTGCTTGAAGCATTACACAGCATGGATATTGAAGTTTCTGGCATAGACCTGAATCCGCAAAGAAAAGATGTGCTTAAAGCTGATATAAGAGAGATTAATCCTAAAGGTAAGAAGAAATATGACCTTGTATTCTCATCTGGTTTACTTGAGCATTTCCCTATTGGCGAAATACCGGAAATCATCAAGAATATGGCCTCACTGAGCAGAAAATATATACTGAACTATGTGCCTAATAAAAACTGCCTTGCATACAAGAAGGCGAAGGCAAAAACTACGGCTGAATGGAAAAATGAACTTGATTTTGATATTCCAAATTTTGAGGAATTGCACAAAGATGCAGGGCTAAAAATTGTCAAAAGCGGATTAGCAGGCGCAGAATGGGCCAAACGCTTCGGCCCTGAGCCGTCAGAACCATATCTTGTGTATGCTCTGGCAAAGAAAGCGGAGGCGAAAGTAAATGAAACTTAACCTTGATAAAAACCTATTGAATCTCAAAGGCGAACCGTTGCCGGAAAAGCTCAGCGATATTCTGGCGAATGTGCTGGCTCTTGCTACTACCGGCAAGCCTGCAAAGATGATTACATGGGCGGTTAATCTCACCAATGACGGCGAGATTGATGTTGATAAGTCTGATGTGAGATTTCTTAAGGAACTTATCGAGAAGAGTCCGCATATAATCAATCTTGCAAAGGCGCAGTTGCTTGAGGAAATAGAAAAGTTAAAGGAATGAAGGTGATGCTATGGCGTTTTGGAATAGAATTTTTGCACGGTCCAGGGATGAGCCTCGGAACATACCGACCGGGCGAGTTTCCGCTGCTGGTAATATTAGGACAATACTTTCCCCTTATCGTTCAAGAAGCGCAAAATTGCTTGATGAATTGCGCAGAATTTCAGATGAAGCCAATGCTATTGAGTTTATAGTCAAAAAGACACCTGATGCTTCTATGGCGCTATGGAATTTCATCAGGCTTGCAAATCAGGGGCACCAGATGAAATTTTACGGCATTAATACACGAAGCAAAGGCGTTGTATTGACTGATGTTGAGGAACAATGGCGGGAGTTTGCGGCAAGGATAAATTCTATCAGCAATTCGGGACTCGATGGCTTGATTGATATATTCCATAAAAACGGTATCCTGTATGGGCTTCAAATGTGCGAGGTTGAAGTTAATGCAGATAGGACAGATATAGTTGAAGTCCATCCTATTGACCCACGTACCGTAACATGGGAACTTGAAGAACGAGATGGTAAGAAAGTTTGGATACCGTATCAATATGGTTTTGATTCTGGCAAAATAGACTTGAGTAAGGGTAATATATTTGCAGTGCCTACAGACCCCGATGGGAATGACCCACGTGGTAATTTAATTATGGCTCCTGCATTGCAGGCTATTGACTCCCAGTTGCAGGTTTTTAATGATGTACATGCCGTTCTACATCATCAGGGCTATGTAAGGGACTTCTATCAAATCAACCTTGAACGAATGATGAAATACTGTCCGGCTCATGTAAAAAATGATGCCGCAAAGCTTCAAGCATGGCTTAAAGAACAATACGACAATATCGTTAATACCTTAAAAAACATACACCCCGATTCTGATATAGTTACTTTTGATGATGTGAACAGAAATCAAGGACAGGGTAGCAATGTTTCAAGAAGTGTTGACTTCAGGGCTATAAATGAGTTAACGGATATACAGACATTAAATGGCTTGAAGCAACTTGGCATTTTTGAAAATAGAAGCTCAGGACGGACAGAGACCTGGTCTAGCGTAGAAATGAAAATTTTTGTACAGGGTATTCTTTCCCTGCAAAGAGGTAGTAAGCGACTGATTGAGGAAATAGCCCGACTATGGTTAAGAGTGAAGGGTATTCAAGCCATTCCTGTATTCACTCATAATGTCGTTGATTGGCAGAGTGAACTTGACAAAATTAATGTTGCATTGCTTAAAGAGAAATTCTATGCAATTGCAGTAATCATGAACTGGATTGATAATAATAAGGCAGCACAGGAAGTAATGGGAGTTGAAAACGCAGTTGGAACTCCGCCGCTTGATACGGTCAGGGTAAGTTTTAGCAACGATTCCAGCGAAGTTATCAACAATAAAATCAAGATGCTTGAAGGCAAACAAAAAGAAATAGATAAGAAAGTTATAGACTTATTCGGGAGGTGACATTTTTGGAACAAATCAACATCAGGGGCCGAAATTACAATTCCATACAAAAGAAAAGGGCCTCTGATAGCCTGTATGAGTGTGTTGATTGCGAAGGCTGTATTTACGAAGATATTTGCAGGAAATATGAGGAAATGGATTTTAAAAAGAAAGTAAAGACCTTGAAAGAAGGTGAATAATATGCCTGCTGAACAATATCATGACTTCCCATTAGCTCCCAGGGATAGGACATGGGACAAAACATCCGCAGTTATGCGGTGCAGACAATGGGCTTCATCCGACGGCAGCGGCGACAAAGACAAAATGGACTGGCAGAAATACCGCAAGGTGTTCTTCTGGCATGAGGCAGGAGAATTAAGTGATTTCGGACAGTTCAAATTCCCATATGCTGATATAATTGACGGTTCCCCTCATGTAGTGAGAAATGCCGTGCAAAATGCGCTTGCAAGAATTGAAAACAGCAACATTCCGGCGGATGACAAGCCTGCTGTGAGACGGGTAGCACAGAGGCAGATGGATAGATTCCAGAATACCGAAGGCGAAAGCCATGCTTTCGGCATGGAAACATTTGCCCGCACATTTGGCGAACCGACACCGGCTCAGCTTGAAAAAATAAATCGTATTGCCAAAAGACCTCTTTCAAAAGATGAGGTCTTTATTTATACCCATAAGATGGCCGGAGACATGATTATTCCCGACCGTTTCATACAATTATCGGTGCCACTCCTTGAGGTTTTTGAGAAAAACGCAAACGATGGCGTTTCATTTCTTCTCGACCATTCATGGGCCGGATTCGGAAGGCCGAAACCCGCATTGCCTTATGGCAGGGTGTTTGAAGGCTGGCTGAGTAAAGAAGGGCTTATGCAAGGTGAAACGATATCCTTTAATGGTTCTACTTATATCGTACGTGGAACTGAAAAGGACGGTATAAGTACTGATTCCATTATATCCGACATTGAAACGGGAGTATTGTTCGATACTTCAATCGGTTGGGGTGCCAATAAATTCGAATGTTCTATATGCGGTGAGGATATAAGAAACGTGTTTAAATGTCCGCATATCCCAGGCAAAAAATACGTTATTGACGAAGACACTAACGAAGTCAAACTTTGCTGGGCGATAGCCAAGCCTCCGGGATATTTGATGGAAGATTCGGCTGTATTTGACGGCGCATATCCTGGTGCCGGTGCAAGCCTCAGCGCTTCAGGCGGAGATTTCGAAAACGAATACGGCATATTTACGATGTTCGATGATTTCAAAAAGATTCCACCGGACGTCCGCATATACGGCACATACAGCAGCAAAGGAGGGATATTGACGTTTATCAAAAAAGCAGACCATAAAAAGGTCTATGCTTTTTCGAATAACAATCAAACATTTATGAAAGGTGGTGAAAAGCATATGGATGAAAAGGTTTTGAAGATGCTTGAAAAACTTGGAATAACTTATAAGGAAGGTGAGACAAAACTTGAAGATGTTTTAAGCCAGATTGCCGAAAAGTGGGATGGAACCATCGAAACCATTAAGGCATCTGCTGAAACGCTTGCATTGAAAGAAAATGAGTGCATTATGACCAAATACCAAAAAGCCGAATATGAAGCATACCGCAAGGAAACCGTTGATTCGGCTATTGCATGGGGCGTCAGGGCTATGGGCAATGACTTCCCTGCCGAAACATGGAAGAAGACTTTCGAGACTATGGACAAAAAGGCAATCGAGGATATAGCGAAGACTTGGGAAGCTCAGGCAAAAGAAGCTATCCCCGCAGGAAGAAAGACTGATCCTGCGGCTGGGCTATCTTCCGGTGTTACTGTAAAGGATATCCCGGAAGAGGCTTTTAAGGTGAAAAAGTAAACATCAAACCGTAAACCGCTAAAAAAGCGGTTATTTTTATGCCCATTTTTTGAAAGGAGTTGAGTGTAAATGGCAAGAGGTATTGAATTTGAAGGCATTGGCGCTTTGCGAGCTACATTTAAGGCGCATGGCAGCGTGAGTGCGGTTGCGCTGGCTTCCGGTGCCGCCGCTGTTGAAGGCAAGGCGGTTACTGTAACCGGAAACGGCGAGATGGGGTTCGGGACTGCTGGCGACCCATTAAGGGGCATTATCGAGACATACGAGGATGACGGATATATGACCGTTCAGGTCAAAGGATTCAAGGAAGGTGTTCCTGGCATATCCGGTGCGCTTCCTGCCGCGAACGACTTCCTCTGTGTTAACGGTGCTGGTGCCGTAAGCAAGGTGGCTTCCGGCAATGCAGGACTGGCTTATGCTGTATCTGTGGATTCCACTGATAATACCGTTGTCGTGTATATAGGCTAATTCAAATTAACGAAAGGATGTGAGCATTAATGAAATTTACATTGACCAGAGAGTTATACAATCAGGCAAGCGAGAAAGAAATGACACTTTCTCAGTTGCTTGAACAGCTTGCTCCCGCTCCCGAGGGCAGTAAGCTGACCGCTTTCGAGAATCAGTTGAAGGAACATGGAATCGTCACCCAGTCTATCCCCGAAAAAGGCATAATTGCTTCAAAAGTTGAGGCTTTTTACAGAACTGAAGAAAGTAAGGTGCTTTTCCCTGAATTCATAGCGACACAATTAAGGGAGGCCCTTGTCGGTTCCAGCATACTCCCCTACCTGCTGGCCACCACCACCACCATTGACGGCAATGCTTACAGGACTGTTTACTGCGATGACAGCGATGCCAACAAGAAGGCCGCCAAGAAGGTAAGGGTAACTGAAGCCGCCGACCTGCCGAAGGCAAGACTGAAAACCAGAGAAAATGCGGTAAAAATCTGGAAGTATGGCCGTGCTATCGAGGCTTCCTACGAAGTCATCAGAAGGATGAGGATTGACCTGCTTTCCGTCCACATCAGGAGAATCGGTGAACAAGCGGCACAGGATGAAGTTGAGGATGTGCTTTACGTAATTAAAAATGGCGATGGCAACGACAATACTGCCGCTCCTATTCTGAAGGCCAAGACTGACCTTGACCCGGCAGCTACTTCCGGAACGCTTTCCAAACAAGCATGGATAAGATTCTTGCTCCGCTTCTATCCTTATCAGTGCAACACCGTTGTGGCGAGCGAAGACGGATTGCTTCAGGTGCTGGATATTCTCTATCCGAACGATGCAACCCAGATGATGGACTTCCTGCTCAAAGGCATGGCCATTACTGCCAGAGTGGAATTGCCGCAGCAGCTCTGGACAAACGTCACCTTGCTCTACAATCCGAATGTGGAGAAAATCAATGACCATGTGGCTTTGTATGGCCTTGACAGGCGGTATGCAATCGAGAAGGTTATGGAATCCGGCAGCGATATACAGGAAGCCGATAAATTCATTACCAATCAAACCCAGGTGCTTACCATTTCCGAAAATGCCGGATTTGCCAAGATGTTTAACCAAGCTAACAAAATCTTGGAAATTGACTAAGCAAAGGGGGTAATCCCCTATGGCTAATCGTATATTGACGGCTGAAGGTTGGCAAGGCAGGATACGCTCAAAAATGGGCGTATCCGAGCCTTATTTGCCAAATGCAGATATTGAACAACCTGACATTATAATAGTGGCTGAATCTAACATAATCGAACAGGTTCCTGATTATGCCAGTCTCACCGATGACAAAAAAGTCTATCTTGAGGCTGCCGTTGTCTGCGAATGTGCGGCCCTTTTATGCCCTTCCATGCCCGCACGCTTGCCGATACGTGAGCAGGGGCCAAGTGAAACCCACGAGCTTAATGTTGACTGGGATAAAAAGAAGGCCGAATTTGAAGCGGAAAGGGATGGATATATCGGCAAGATACTAGCCGACTCCCTCCCTCCCCTACTCCATTTCGGCCTTTCCCAGTAGGGCGGTGGTTCTATGTCATATGCTGCAAATTTTCTTAAGGCTCATGGTCAAATATGCACAATCGAAAGAGACGTGCCTATTACTTCCAGAGTATCAATCAAACGGACCACGAAATCCACGAACAACGTCGGCAATCGTGAGGCGTTATGGGAAGGTCTGATTCTTGCCGATGCAGGGTTGCAAAGCGGTGAAATACTGACTATAGGTGCAGACAAATATCTGATTCAGTCAGTGAATCATGACCCTGCCTCCGGCGAGGATGTATTTTTTGCCGCCAAGACAAATGTTGTTTTGACGCACAAAAGGTATGTCGAGACGGTGGATGAAAACGGGAATATCGTTCAGGAATGGCAGACGCTTCACAGTAATGTCTACAGTTATTGCGATGTGGATTTTTACCGACTGTTGCAATATGACATTGGCTTGTTTGACCCGACGAAATATATATTCCAAGTGTCAAAATCCCTTGGCGTGGCTAAACTTGACAGATTTGTCCTGAATGACGTCAATTATCAGGTTGCCAATATCGACGATATTGTTTTGACCGGCATTGCAAGAATCCAGCTTGAGAGTGATACAAGGCCGTAAAATATTGAGATTAAGGTGATTCTATGGGAATTCGTTTTGATGCTAAAGCCTGTATAGACTTTCTGTGGCTCAATCTCTATGGCGCCATGAAGCAATTGCAGCAGGAATTGTTGAACGAAGCCAAACAAAGGATGTTGACGCCGGAAGGTGCCGCAAGCCTGCATGAAGAAGAAATCAGGGACATAGCCAATGTGATTGTAGCTTCCATTGCAGGCGGCGCATGGGCGGCTATGGATGAGTGGGGTACGGGCTCGGCCATGGATTTATCCAATCCTGCTTTGACCGAATACCGAAAAAGTGCCATGTGGAACCCCGCACGTCCCGACACGAAGATTCGAAGCAGGCCAAATGCTCCGGGGCAGATTGACATATTTGGCAGGCCGGTAAACGGCAGAGGCAAGGGCGGTATTGACCTTGAAGCATTAGGAAAAGTTACACCGCAGCCTCCCTCCCATGCTATTCAGACAGCGGCAAGATGGATGCAAAACGGCAGGATGAGAGAAGTCATACAGAGTGTTGTAAATAAGTTTCCTTTTCACAGTTTCATAGTTGTGGATAAGAACTAAACCCCTTCATGGGGTTATTTTTATGCCCTGAAAGGGGTGGTGCCATGTTCAATCCGGCCAGTGACCTTACGGCTGTGCAGAGCATTTTGAAATCCGATGAAACGATACTTTCCTTAATGGGGCTTACAGGGAAAACACCTGTTGAAATTGCAAAACGAATCATTAAACGCAGCCAGTGGAATGACCTTGTAAGCAGCGAAAAACGTCTATGCGTTTACTTCATTCCGTCACGCAGGATGAGAAACCAAAGTTTTTTTGAAGAAGTGCTGGAAATCGACTGTCACGTTCCCGCAATTCAGGATTATATAGCTTACCAGATTCAGGAACGGGCGAACCAGATTCTTCATGAAAAGAAAGTCAACAACCGATATCTTTATTTTGACGGCCAGCTTGGTGAGCTTCCCACCATGTCAGGCTTTTTTTGTTGTGGAAGCAGATATGTGTTTAAACGGAAAATTTGAAAGGAGCTGATGTTATGCAGCCTATCTATTTCCAGAAAGCAGGTAAGCTGATGCTTACCAAATACGTGAACGGCGTTCCCGTAAGGAGCGCAGAAAATTCATATTTTCGGAATGGCGCTGTGCAGTCCATTGTCCCCAGTGTAACCGTAAATACCACAGAATTGCCGGACGGTAATAGTGATTGGCCCGCCGCCGATGTGGATACTGGAAAAGCGGGAACCATTACAGTAAATCTCTCTTATATGCCTATTGAACTCTATGCTTTCCTGATGGGCACTACTGTTGAAGATTTGACAAGCACGCCCATGCCGGTAATTGACCAGGAGTTGACAATCCCCAGTGTTTCTCCTTTTGAAGTGAATCTTGGTCATGCTCCCGATACCACAAGGCCGATAATCCTTGTCGGGCAGGATGCCAGTGCATGGGTTAAAGTTGATAGCTCTCCTGCTCAGGGGCAGTATGCAATAAGTGCTTCAACTGCTATATTCAATAGCGTAGATGCAGGCAAGCCGGTATTTATCACCTATGACTATACAGCACTTACCGCAAAGAGCTTCGGGCTTCCCAAATCTGGCTCAAGATTTGCGATGGAGTGCGTCATTTCCGGTGAAGCTACAGGCGAAGATGAAAGCACGCTTTACGATGCGGCCATCATCATTGACAAATGCAAAGCTACCGGCAATATTAATCCTCCTGAGCTTGGCAGAGAGCCGAAACCGCAGAGCATTACATTAAAGGTATTAAAGCCCAGGGGCAACAACAAGGCCGTAGATTTCAGGTTTGCGCCTAAGTCTTAATTGATAGGAGGATGATTGTATGAGCAAACAGGAGGCTAATGCTCCCGTTTCCCTCTCCACAATGCTTGGTTCAGGGGAAACGTTTGAAGCGAAGGGAAAGACATATACGGTAAAACCGATTACTCTTGCACGCATTGAGGAGTTCATGTCCGACAATCTCAGTTTAGGCAGTCAGCTTTTTAATGTGGCTAACAAAGACGCAAAATCGAAGGTTGATAAATGGCTTGCTGATTACTGCACTGACGAAAAGGGCGACCCAATGTCTTTACAGAAGGCTATTGACGATGGATGGGATATTGTTGACCTCAAGAATTTCTTCCGCAAACTGTGTGATTTATCGGGCTGATAGTGGCCCCGTCCAATAAAAAAGACGGGGCCGAAAATCAAAAGCCTGATTGGGCGGAAATTTATGCGGACCTTCTTTGTCACACAAGCCTATCTTATGAGGAAATCGGCAATAGGACCATTCCTCAAATTGATGCTATACGAAGCAGGCTTGGGAAGCATGTTGCTCTCAAAATCGGCATACCCGGCATATTCGGCGGGGCATTGGATAATCCTCCCCCCTCCCCTACCCCGGACCGACCTCCAAAGCTATCCGAATTCATGGCGTTTGCCAATGCTTTCAATGATATTAAATGATATTAAGTGAAAAGTGGTGATGTCTCATGGCGGCAGATGATTCAATGGTAAAAATCATCCAGTCCCTTGGGTTGGACTACAGCCAGGCAATCCAATCAACAAGAGCATTTGAAGCAAGTATAGCCAGTCTGAATAAGCAGCTTTTTGAAATGAAAGCCAATGCCCTGCAGGGGGCAAGGGACATCAACCAGGCTTTTTCTTCTCAGCTCGGAAATCTTGGCGGCATGAAAACATTGGTTAACCAGTACGGACAACCGCTAAAGACTATTCAGACTCAAGCGGCAAAAACAAGTTCAGGTATAACTTCAGGTTTTGTATCGGCAACCGCAGCCGCTCAACAACATGCTCAAACAGTTCAGAATGTCGCTAACAAATACAATATCCTTGCGTCAGAATGGCAAAGGCGTACGTCATGGTTTCTAACCGGAACTATGTTTTATGGCACATTGAAAGCCGCACAGGAAGCCGTTCAAACCATATCAGAAGTCGAAATGGGCGTAACGCAAATTGCCCGTGTCATGGAGGATTCGACGTTTGTATTTAAGGATTACCGTGACCAGTTGTTGCAGTTGGGCGTTGAATACGGGCAGACGTTTGAAACGGTACAGGATATTGCTTTAAGATGGGCACAGGCAGGATATAATGTAAAAGACAGTCTTGAGCTTACAAGGACATCGCTGCTTGCTTTGAATACTGCCGAACTTGATGCAACAAAAGCCACTGAATCCATGATTGGTATAATGGCGCAGTGGGGATTGACGGCTCAGGATTTACCATTAGTGCTTGATAAGATTAATAAAACTGCCGATGATTTTACGGTCACATCTCAAGACCTCGTGGATGGGCTTTTGCGTTCATCCAGTGCGGCTAAAATCATGGGCTTATCAATCGACCAGACTATCGCACTGCTCACAGTCATGCGGGAGGCTTCGGGAAGGACCGGGCGTGAGGTTGGCAATGCCCTGAACTCCATTCTGTCATATATTCAAAGGCCCGCATCTATCAAAACTCTCGAAGGCTTAGGCATAAAGGTATTTGCAGACGAAGCAAGGACACAATTCCGGAATGTCATGGAGATATTCCAGGACATAGCCTCAAGATGGGGAACTCTAAGTGCAGAAATCCAGGACGGCTTTGTCAAGGCTGCCGATGACGCAGGGCTATATAACGAAGAATTGGCAAATGCAATCGGCGTGCAGCAGCAATGGAATGACTTGCAGCAGAGGGACATTTCTCAGGCTGCCGCCGGTGTTTACAGACGGAATTATTTTATAGCCATGATTGAACGGCTCACTCAGGCGCAGGAAGTCTTAAACAACATGATGGACGCAGCGGGATATTCCATGCGTGAGAATGAACGCACAATGGACACGTTGGAAAAGAAATACAATTCCCTGAAAGCCGCAGTGCAGCAATTGGCAGTAGCTTTGGGCGATGCAGGGCTGCTTGACATACTTAAGAGCCTTACCGATACTGCAACGGATGTGGCCAGCGCATTTGCAAAAATGGACGATGATACAAAGGCACTGGTTCTTACAGCTTTAGAACTTTTAGCGGCATTTAAGGCTTTACAGTCAGTATTGGCATTATTCGGCGCAAAAGGCATAATGTCTCTAGCCGGTTCTACCGCTGCCCTGGTTGGCTTGGCTCCGGGAATTGGCCAGATAGTCGCTGCTATAGCCGCTTTGACAGCAGGTATAGGCTTATTGGCATATAATCTACAGAAAGCCAATGCCGAAACACTGAAGGATGTCAATGCAAAGCAGCAAGAGCTTGAACAAACAAATAATCTCATCAATAGCTAT